GAGCATGGGCAATTAACTTATTTCAATGCCAGATTATATATGGGCGCTGGACCCAAATATAATAATCCAGAAGTAGATGTAACGGGTTTAGGAAAGAGTTTTATTATTTATAATGCAGATGCTCTAGAAATATACAAAACAGTTTATATTTGTGAGGGGGCAATCAATGCAGAGACTATCGGAGAAAATGGGATTGCAACTGGTGGCAAAAGTATTAGTCGATACCAGGTAAATAAATTTATCAAAAGTCCAGTAGAAAAGTTTGTTATACTGATTGACCCAGATGCGAAGGATAAAGCATTAAATTTAGCTTTCAAGTTGGTACCATTCAAAAAGGTAAAGGTAGTATTCTTACCAGATAATGAAGATGTGAATTCTTTGGGTAAGAGAAAGACTTTAGAATATGTACGAAAGACGACATATCAGACTTATCAAGAACTTTTAACTATAAAATCAGAACTAAAATTATAAATTATGGCACCCTTAATCTGGGTTATATCAGTGGTATTACTTTCATTTATTACACTTATTGTAACTACTTGGTTATGCAATATAACCGACTCTTCAAATAGCCTTATTCATAATAACAAATATAACAAGTATAAGATTTATTACGATGCCTCATGTGACCTATATTATTGTAAGATGGTAACTAACTATCTGTTGGGTATTATACCTATTTGGAGGAAAGTCAAATATTCAGTACCATCTGGATTTGAAGATTCGGTTTATGAGGTATGGTATGAAGATAATTCAGAAATTATACGGGTTGAGATGAATAAAAGTTACACTGAATACTGTGAAAGAAATGATAAGTTAAAAGCTAAGGCAAGAGTAGTATATAAGAGTTATGAATAAGGTAAAGAGAGAACCGTCAATCCATATATCCAAATCTTTATTCCGTAAATTATGGAATGAGATTGGGGATAAAGTATCAGAAGAATTTGTGGATAAATTTTTTACAAGAGCCAGGCAATATTCTTTGGATCATAGATCAGTAATTGGGGATAATAAACCAGTAAGAAAAAAGGCTATCAGTAGAACTTCAGGTAGTATAGGGGATGCTAATTTATTAGCCGATATTATATACTCTACTAGAATACAACTAAAACATATAGGAGTAACTAAAATAAAGCAAACAGATTTACAATGGGCATCAATAAAAGAGTTGGTACCTGTTGTAAATGAGTTCTGTCAGAAGTATGGATTTGAACCTCGTCAAGGTTATATTGAATTTGTAACTACTGGCCTTAAACTTATGGCTCAGGCAAAGAGGGTTAATTATAACTTCTGTGCTAATTGGTTACATCAAAGAGTTAATTGGATAATTGAGATATATGATTCTGAGATAGAAGTTAAAGAGGATAAATATCCAGAATATACTAGAGAGGTATATGAGAACTATACAAAGGAAATCCTCGACAGAATAGGTATCAACAATACTTATGATAAGAATCCTCAAGAATATGTATGGTTTGTAAGAGCAAGAAAACTTGCAGATGAAATAGGAGTTGACTATGAAACTTTTGTTCAGGCTCAATTCTATGCTCTTGAATTCTGTAATGGTATACCTAAGATAGAAGATCTATCAAATGATAAGGCTCGTCAAAGAGTAATCAATTATATGGCTAAATTTAATATTGTATCCCGACCCAAATCAGAACATGTGGATTGGGATGCCTTTAAAAGATAGGATATGAAAAGATATGATCCAATGGTAGAAGCAGCTAAACCCTTATTAGTGTTATATACTGTAGCTATAATAATTGGTTTGATATTGGGTATTATTTGTTGGATATTTGATATAAGAATATGATAACTATAACTATCAAGAACTGTAATGTTTGTGAGATTTCTGGTCCAGCTAAATTCACAAATAAATTATATGAGGCTTTCAGGATCAAGCATCCGGATGCCTGGCATATATTGATGTATAGCAGGGCAAAGAATTGGGATGGGTATGTAAAATATATCTCAAACTATGGTCAATTCAAGATAGGCCTACTGAATAAGGTTTATAATGAATGCTGTAAAATGGGACAAAAAGTAAAAATTATAGATAATAGACCCCCGTTAGGAATTAAACCAGTAATTCCAGATATACTGGGAGATAAAAATCTACGGGAAGTACAAAAAGAAGCTCTAGAAAAGATATTAAATAATCGTGTAGGGGATACTCCTTTCCTGATTTGTGCATCAGACCTGGCTGTAAATTTTGGTAAGACACTTATATTCTGTGGGTTACATCAAGCCTTCAATAGGAAATTGAAAACTGTGTTGTTATTAAACAGTGTAGATTTGTTTAAGCAATTCAAAAAGGAGATTCCAGAGTTGTTACCAGGTGAAAAGATTGCATTTATCCAAGGTAGTAAATGTAATGATTGGGGTAACTTCAATGTGTGCATGGTACAGTCATTATCGTCTAACATAAAACGGTACCAAAGATTCCTATCAGAAATTGATATGGTATTAATAGATGAGGCTGATGTCATAGATAACAAAACCTATAAAACCGTAATACAGCACTTATACAACTCTAGAATACGAATTGGATTGAGTGGTACAATTTATATGAGTGATCAGAAGAAGAAATTGATACATAACCTAAATATCATGTCTTTCATTGGTGATAAAGTTAACCAAGTAAAACTGGTTGATATGATAGAGAAAGGATATTCTACTCCAATTACCTGTAAACTAGTATATGCTCCCTTTAAGTATTCTAAAGAAGTTGACTATCCAACAGAATACAAAGAAGTGATATGTGATAACAAAAAAGCTTGGAAGTTTTCTCTTGATCGTACAAAATACAATCTGAAGAGAAAAAGATTGCCAGCTCTTATTGTATGTAAGTTCATTGACCATTGTGAAAATCTTTACAAGTATTACGTTAAACATCTTGGAAATGATTACAGTATACAATATGTACATCATAAGACAAAAGGGCGTGATAAAATTCTACAAGATTTCAGGGAAGGGAGAATTGATGTGCTAATTGCTACTACAATCATTTCTAGAGGTCAAAATTTCCCTGAATTGAAATATCTTCAGAATACTGCATCAATGGATTCTAATGAAAAATCGATACAGATATTGGGACGTCTTGCAAGAACTCACATGAATAAGAAGAAGGCATATCTTGATGACCTTCAATTCCCTGGTCATTACCTTAAGAGGCATGGCAATCATAGAAAAACGTATTATCAGAAAGAAAATTTAAAGGTAATCAAGGTGGAGGGATAATACGCACGCGTATGCGTATATACTTACCTGTATATCTCTATTAGTATTTAGTATACTAAATACTAATAGAGGTTTATATAGCTAAAGCTATATAAACTTATACTTTCTATACTTACTTTAGTAAGTCTTTAAGCTAAAGCTTAATAATGCGCACGCACGCATAAGGGATTGCCTGAAAGTTAGTGCATATACTATTCTACATCAATGAAACAGAAAAAACCTATTAACTATTGAATGATATCAAACACTCGAATATATGGCTAAGAAAAAGAAAGACAAACTTAAAGATGCCAGGGAAGAATTAGAATCAGGTGATATCCTTGAACCAATGGATATTTCTAAGTTGGGAACAAACGGAGATGTATGCTTTGGTAAGCATTATGATCTTTCAACCAAGGAATGCAAGATGTGCGGGGATTCCGAATTATGTTGTATCAAGTTCACAGATCTAATGGGTAAGACCAGAAAGGAATTAGAAGCTGATACCCAATACAAGGATTTGGAACCTTTGATTGATATGGCAGGTTGCAAGAAGTATTACCGTAAATTGGTAAGGGATAAACTTGGTAAGAGAGAAATACTTGATAAGCTTCAGAGTAGGTTTGAATTATCACGTAAAGAAGCAAGAGACTTATACCGTAAATTTAACAGTAAATAACATGATTCAATTAGAGTTCACAAAGATTCGGGAGGTTAAATCCCCCAACCGAGCAAACGAAGGGGATGCAGGTTTAGATTTCTATATCCCTAAGTTATCAGAAAAGGATATACTAAGGGTGGGGGAAAAAGATTTACGTGATATGGTTGGTATCAACCGTAAGATGTATAGTAAAGGTTATATCAAGTTCAATGGTATGGGAACTGATGATCTTTATGTAATCGTTAAACCTCATGGAAGGTTGCTTATTCCATCAGGTATAAAGGTACTGATCAATCCCAAAGAGTCTATGCTAATGGCAGCAAACAAATCTGGGGTTGCTACTAAAGATGGGTTGACATTCACTGCAGAGATTGTGGATAGTCCATATACTGGTGAAATGCACATAGGTATACAAAATAATTCACCTGAAGAAGTATGGATACCTCTTCAACAGGATAAGAAGATAATGCAGTTCATACATGTTCCAATCCTACTTTCAAATCCCATAGAGATACCTAATGAGGAGTATGAAGAGAAAGCAAAGGACTGGGGAACAAGAGGAGACAAAGGATTTGGTGCACACGATAACAAATAAGAAGATGGACTCGAGGGACATAATTCAGGAACCTGGTATCATACCCGGTGATAAGTATTTGGAAGAGATATACTCTATGCAAAAAGAACTGTTATCTGGTTATATAGGCATAGAGGGATTACCACAATACCCAATAGACATAAATACTAAGGCATCACAATCCTTGTTGAAGGATTTCACTGCTAGAGTGGTAGAGGAATTATCAGAGGGATATGAATCATTCCAAGCTATCAGTGAAAGTATGAGTAAAAATCATTGGAAGTTAGCTAATGGTAATTGTGAAGACTCAATCTACATTGAATTGTTAAACAATCTTCAAAATGCCAATGAAGAGAATGCAGATGCAATACACTTCTTTGTAGAGTTGCTAATATATGCAAATGTAGGTCCAGATGACATTATGTCATATATGGAGAAGTATGCTAAGGATAATCACTTCAATAAGATTGAAATTGATAGTTTCAATGAAATGAGAGGTGATGTATTATATACTGCTCAGAATATGGGAGTGAAATGGTTGATGGATGAGGGTAATATTGATGTTACACTTAATCATCAAAAGATAGATCTCTTAAAGTGGTATGAGAATAAAGATAGTGGATCTTTACCTGAATACAACATAAACTTATTAGTTGGTGGTAGGATGTATAACTATGAGGACTATGAAATTCAATATCCATACATACTGTGGAAGATAACCCATCACCTTAACATTGCTCGTAACTTTTTGAAGAATAAGCCTTGGAAGCAATCTCAGGTAATGACTCAAGAGTTAAAGTACCAGGCTGAATTAGTGAAGGCATTCATATATTTCTGTGGATACCTTGGATGGATAGGTATGGATTCAAAGGAAGTATTCTATATCTACTTCAAGAAGAACCACGTTAATATGTTCCGTCAAAAGTCGAAGTATTAATATGAACATAGTAAAGAGCAATAGGCCATTAGATGCTTGGGAGCAAATACTTGAAAATTTTTTGGTTAAGAAACCAGAATGGTTTAGTGAAGGGATAGGGTATAACTTAACCGATTCATTATTCACTTATGATCTGGTAGTAGAGATATCAGAAGCTAAGTTTGATCCAGAATTTGATTTTGGTAAGTTATTTGGATATACAGCTACTAAGTGGACTGGATTAATAACTAATTACCTTGATCTTGATATTCTTGATCAGGCAAAGTTAATGATAAGGAAGTTAGAGGAGAATAAGGCAGTAAATAGGAATTATCACATCGGTTTCCATTTTGCTGACAATCATGGCAGTGGAAAAGGATGCTTGGTTGGAGGTATATTCTCCCGTAAGATTGGGGTTGATAATCCTGAGGTAACAGTAATCATACGTTCATCCGAAGTAGTTACAAGGTTGCCAATAGACATGTTGCTGTTCTGTCGTATGGGACAGTACATTTATGGTCATGATAATTTTTCATTGAAGTTAGTTATCAAGGCTGCTTGGGCAAATGATACTACCATACTTCTATATCAGAATATAAAGGACTTAAAAGAGTTCTTGAAAGAAAACTGTAATGATGAGGCTCGTAGGAAAAAGATACGTAAGTCACTGAAAAAATTAATGACAAGTGATGAGGCTAGTTATAAAACCTATGGCAACAGTTTTAGAGCTTTCAAAGTACTTAGGAAAGATTTAGGATATAAGCAAAAATCAATGTTGGCCTCTGACTTAGAAATTGGAGATTGGGATGGAATTCCATTACCAGAGGTATGTCCATCAATTCTAAAGCGTAACATGATAAAGAAGACATATCTTAAGTTCACAGAGAAGTATGGCCTTAAACTAAAGTTGGAAGAGAATACAGAGAAGAAAAAGAAAAAGTTGATATCATTCTCTTCACCTGATGAAGATGATATGGATGATAACGAACCAATAGCTGAGGCTAATGAGTAAGTTAAAAGTAAAGAATAACCTGTTAGTGTTCCGAAATAGCATGAAAGCTTGGGAGGGGCTTAACAGGTTATTCTTATTCAATATTCCCGGTTTGGATATTGAAAGAATTGGTAAAGCTCAATATATAAATGATTTGGTTATTTATATTAAAGAACCTCTAGTAGACCCGGAATTTGATTTTGGAAGGCACTTTAATTATACATCTGCTAAATGGAAATCTTTGATAGCTAATTATATAGATGAGAATTCAATGATTGATCTGAGACAAGAAGTGGTGAGATCATTGAATTCAAGAAAGATTTTCAACATAGGGTATCAGTTTGATAATAAGCATGCACATGGAAAGAATTGTTTATTATCATTGACAGTATCAAAGAAAGCTGGTATGGATTATCCCATGATAACGGTATTCATGAGGGCTTCTGAAGTAACTAAAAGACTAATATGTGATCTTTTATTAATACAAAGAATTGGTGAATACATATTCACTGGGGATAAATTCTGTATATCAATACACTTTAGTCAGATATTCAATGATGATACGGTATTATTGATGTACCATGCTCATGAGGATCTATTAAAGCTTAGTGATAGAATTGGTATATATGATAGTAATTGGTATGATAGGCTGAAGTATCTACTAAAAGTAGATCCCGATAAGATAAAGTATAAGGTACATAAAAGAGCATTGAAAGTACTTAGGCCAGAATTATTCAAATATCCAAAAACTCTGGCAAAAGATTGTACACTTGGTAATGAAGACTGGCTACCTTTCTAAGAAAGGGAAGTCTATTGAATTGCAAACATAAAAAAATTATAACCATGAGAATATATTCAAATCCCTACGAATTGATGTCTGAGACTGCCCGTAATATATGGGAGATGGGTACAGAGGTAAAACCAAAAACTTACCAAAACAAAGTAATAGAAGGCAAAGATGAGTTCATAACTAAAGAGCTTATTTGTGAACAATATTGCTTAACTCACATGGATGATCCATCTCCATTATTTGTATTTACCAAATCTAAAGATTGGGCAGATGCCGAATTTAAAGAGAGAATTAGTGGAGTAATGGAAAATCCAGGTAAAGCTTGGGAATTACGTAAAGATATCTGGGAAGAGTTCTTAGTAAATGGGTTCTTTGATTATACCTATGCTGAACGTATGAATGAGACAGTTTCATATAAAGGCAAGGCATTTTCTAAAATAGAAGCAATTATAGAGTTGTTAAAAACAGACAACGATACTAGAAAAGCCATACTAAATATATATGGTGAGGATGGTTTTAATGAGGATTGTGATTCAAACTATCTTGGTGGTGAACATAGAATACCATGTTCAATGTATTATGATTTCCTTATCCGGGAGAATGCCAGAGGAGAAAAGCAATTAAATATTTGCTATCACCAAAGATCATCCGATTTTGTAACTCATTTCGGAAATGATGTATATTTGGCATGGAGACTGATGGAATATGTAGCTAGTGAAGTAGGAATTAAACCTGGATATTTATATCATACTATTGATAGTTTGCATAGCTATAAAAAAGATTGGGTTAAGCTTAAGACATCAATCCAAACTGAATTGAGATAACCTCAGAGGGTAATTGGTAATTGAAATGATGTTTTGTTCTGGGAATCGAGTTTAGTAGTGAAGAAATTACCATTACCCTCACAAGGGCCCATAGCTCAGTTGGTAAGAGCAGCGGACTCATAATCCGAAGGTCGGGGGTTCAAACCCCTCTGGGCCCACCAAGGATTTTCTTATTTTGCGCGTGGACAACAGTCCTGGTAAATTCGGAGGTACTAGACAGTAGTGATACAGGCTGGTACCAATTACGGGAGTAGCACAGTCAGGTTAGTGTACTTGCTTTGGGAGCAAGGGGTCGCAGGTTCGAATCCTGTCTCCCGTACTAATTAATAAAAGCTCGGATGGAGAAATAGGTAAACTCATCAGATTTAAGCTCTGACGGTCATTGACCTTGCGGGTTCGACTCCCGCTCCGAGTACATAGTATCAAATACTCTTGTCTTATGAATGATGTTATAATTACCATGGCTGGAAAGGGTACAAGAACAAATAAAGAAGTACCCAAACAATTCTTAAAAGTATCACAAGATAAATACCTATTTGAAATCTCATTAGATAAATTTATACGTACTGGATGCTATCGTAAGATAGTTCTTGTTGTGAATCCAGAGTATGTAGAGTGGGTAAAAAATAGAATATCTAATAACTATCCAGGTAAATTAGGCAGATTAATCACAGTAATACCAGGTGGTGATACTGCACAACACTCGAGAATCTTAGGATTTGAAAGCTTATTAACAGATGAGGAATCACTTTGGCCAAATACAGTTACTTTCCATGATGGTGTAAGAGTTGGTTTCGATGAAAATCTACTAACATTCATGATTAATAATTGTAGGTTTAATAGCACTGCATATGTACCGTATATTCCAGCAACTGGTACATTAAGATTAGATTCTGATAAGGTAGTATATACTAAGGATAAGTACATGAGGCTTCAGACTCCCATGGTATTTCCATTTTACCAATTCTATGGATGTTATAATAAGGCAAAAGATAAGGGTATAGAATACCAAACAGCTTCTGATTTGTATGAAGACAACAGTGGTTTAGTGAACTATGTAATGGGTAATAGATTGAACTTCAAGGTAACTTTCGCAGAAGATATTGATGTAGTAAGATTATTATACAATCATGAATAATATGAGTTATATTAGTAATCATATCCATAATGGTCATCTAATAAGCAACCTTAGGAGAGAAGTATGGGATATAGAACTAGATATGTTAGATCTAGTAGTTAATATATGTGACAAGATAGGAGTAAAATATTATCTTGATGCAGGTACACTATTAGGTGCAGTTAGACACCAAGGATTCATACCTTGGGATGATGATATCGATTTGGTAATGTTCAGAGATGAATATGATAAGTTACTGTAGGGAAAATTTAGAATATCCATATTTCTTACAAGTACCAGATACTGATAGTTCTATCTATCAACATGCTAAGATAAGAAGGAGTGATACTACTGCTATATTGGAAAAGGATTTAGAGGCTAATTGGGATTTTAATCAAGGCATATTCATAGATATATTCCCATTAGATAGAGTTCCAGAAGATAAGGGGAAAAGGGAAAGATTTCTATATGAATTGCAATTAATTAAACTAGAACTCTTCTTTTTAAAGAATAGGAGCTGGAAATTTGCTAATATTCCCCTTGAAAGGGAAAGAATGAATTACCTTAAAAACCTTTATGAAAAGAATAGGAAAAGGTATAATAACACTCAAGAGAATTGTTGGGCAACATTAGCTTTTCCTGAACATAACAATATCATAAAGAATATTGATTTTTACAAGAACCAATATCCGGATGTATTCTTAACATTTGAAGGTAGAGATTTGAGAGTACCGAATATTTACCATGGAGTATTGGAAGACATATATGGAGAGAATTACTTAACTCCCAAGAAATATTCTGGATTACATGGTAGGATATTGGTGAATACTCATAAAACATATAAAAACAATATGGAAGACTTTCAAATATTGAAGTAGGTTATAGACAGTATACCGTAAAAAGTATACTGTCTTATTGTCGAATAAGCTAAAGAATCTCAACAGAGTTATGGTTTATTAAATAACTATTGAATACTGCAATATTTAATAATATTATAGATGGAGTCAAGATATGCCATAATTAAGAGTTTTTCACAGGTTAAGAAACTTGTGAAAGCTTGTCTGAAGACAGGTATAGCTTCAATTGACTATGAGACCAATGCTGAAGGCATATACAATAAAACATTCAGACCAACCATTCTATCAGTAACTTTTCAGGTTGGTTCTGGAGTATCTATTCCATTATGTCATCATGAATATGATAACCCTCATTGGAAAAAATGGCTTCTATACTTTGGTAGAAAAGTAGTTGAGAATCCAAAAGTAACCAAAGTAGGTTGGAATCTGAAGTTTGACCTTCAGATATTTGAGTTGTATGGTATATATGTAAGAGGTACAGTATTAGATGGTATGTTAATGAAGTACCTCTTAAATGAAGAGAGACCGAATGACCTTAAATCGATGGTTCGTAGGTATTTACCAGAACACGGGGATTATGAGAAGGCAGATAAGTTTGATAAGATACCATGGGATAAAAAGCCATTAGAACAACTTTGCAAATATGGATGTCAGGATACAGATTATACCTTACGATTATCTATGTTCTTTGAGAACAAATTGATAGAAATAGGTATGTATCCTTTATTAAGGCATTTGATAATGCCAGCTTCCAGGGTATTGCAGCATGCAGAAAAAACCGGATTATACCTTGATAGAAAGTTCAATCAAGAATTACTTGAATCTTACAAACCAAAGATTGATCAAGCAACTTCTGGTTGCTTGAATCTTCCAAGAGTAAAAAGATTCTCTAGATGGCTTATCCAAGAAAGAATAAGCAAATACATTTCTTCAATTGAAAGAGAACTTGAAGATTTGGATTATAGTGATCCAAAAGATGCAAGGAAGATAGCTAGCAGGGAACAAAAAATATCCAATATAAGAGCTGGTGTATTTACAACAAAGAAGGAATTAGAATTAACCAGGGATATAAATCTTGGTAGTCCAGTAGACTTACCGATGTTGTTATATTCTGAAAAAGGGTTCAAATTCCCTATTATAAAATACACAAAGGATAAGACTACCAATCGTGATACTGATAAGCCAAGTACTGATGAGGATACATTGGTAGAACTTCGGTTGTCAATTAAGAATCCAGAAAGTCCAAAAGCAATATTCTTGGATAATCTACTCAAGTTGAGAGGATTGAAGAAGATGTACACTACATATATAGAAGGGTGGCATGATAAAGTACAGGATGATAGTAAATTACATGGTAGATTTTTGATACATGGAACAACAAGCGGTAGATTATCATCTCAAGAACCAAACTTACAGCAAATCCCAAAGACTTCAGTAGACCCAAATATAAAGAAGCAATTAGTAGCCCCAGATGGTAAGTTGTACATGGCTCTTGACTACTCTCAAGCAGAGTTAAGAATCATGGCTCATCTGTCTGGGGATGAAACATATCTTGAGGCTTTTGCAAAAGGTCAGGATCCTCACCTTGCTATTGCAGCAAAGAAGTATGGGGTATCATATGAGGAAGCATATAAAGCTTACAGTGATGAACAACACCCAGATCATAATCTTTGGAAGAACCGAAGAAAGCAGGCAAAACAGATTTGCTTCGGTATTATCTATGGTATTCAGAAGAAACTGCTTGCAGTTAAATTGTCAGATCCAAAAGCTGGTATTATTGTAACACCAGATGAAGCTCAGCAGCAGTTAAATGAATTCTTCTATGAACATCCTAAGATTAAAAAGTTCATGATTCATCAAGAAAAGGTATTGATTAAGCATGGGTATATAAAATCTTTGTTCGGAAGAAAGAGAAGGTTACCTCAGGTATATTCCGATAATGAACAAGAAGCAGCATACGCAGTACGATTATCTGTTAATATGCCATGTCAATCAGCAGCATCTGATATGAACTTATTTGCTTCAGTATTAAACTATTGGAAAATGAGACAAGGTAAGTTGCCATTTATGCAAGAGACTTGTAATGTTCACGATGCTACCTACTATTTGGTGAGGCCAGAATATATAAATACATGGGTAGTACATGAAATATGGGAAACTTGTCGTAACCCTAATACAAAAGAATATTTTAACTTTCAGATAGACGACGTCAATATGAGCATGGATTTTGTTATAGGACGTTCAATGGCAGAGGAATTACCATTTATACCCGGTTATGATTATAGGAAAATGCTTAAACCAGATTTTAATCCAGATGAGTACTTAGAAGAACATCGTAAGTACAGAGGTATTGAAATAGAAGATTACCCTAAGTTGTATCCAGAAGAGATAGCTAGGAATAAAATGGAATTTGAGAAAAGGATATATGAAAGGTAATATACCATACTTTGATTGTTATCATGTTACAAGAAGTGGTGATGTATACTCCAAGTATAAAGACAAAGTTACTTGGAGGAAAATGGCTAAGAGAAAGAAGAATAATGGTTACATTATAGTAAGCTTAAGAAATAACGATGGGGTTAAGTATACATTTAACATACATAGGTTAGTAGCTGAAACTTATATACCTAACCCAGATAATAAGCCATGTGTAGGTCATAAAGACAATAATAGGGAAAACAATACAGTAGAAAACTTATACTGGTGTACTCATAAAGAAAATACTAAACAATGTATAGATGATGGTAGATTTAATATACCAAGCCAAAAGTTAAATGATGAGTCTATAAATAGTATGATAGAAGATTATGAAAGTGGTATGAGTAACATACAGATAAAGGCCAAATACAAAATAAGTATTATGACCATGTATAAATACTTCAACGAAAGAGGTGTTATATGGAAAAAAGTCAAAAGGTAGTACGGTTATCCCAGATTAAGAAAAATACCTTGAAGATACTTTTTCAAGGGAAGACCTATGAGATTGATTTAGATCAGGAGCTCATGATTGATGAGAACTTGGTTAATCAGTCTTTAAGAAAGAGCCCTTCTAATTATGCTTTACTTGTAATGGTTAGGGATAGGCTTATCTATAAAAGGGATAAGCTTGAAAAAGCCAAAGATCAAGCATATAGCAAGGCATGGCTTTATTATAAGGAGTCAGGTAATGTAAATAATGAGGCAGCTTCACATAAGGCAGAAAATAATAAAGCCTATCAAGGAGCTTTGAAAAGGTATATGAAGGCAGAATACAATGCAAATAAGTTCATTGGAATATGTCGTGCATACGAGTCAAGAGAAAACATATTGAGAACTGTATCAGCTAACTTACGTAAACAACAGTAACTATGTCAAAAGTAGAATTAAACCTTCTTTCAGTAGAAGAAGCAAAATGGTTAAACGAAAAACTGAAAGGTGTAGGAACACCAACAGGTGGGAGGGTATTAATTGTATCCCCGAAGGTAACATCAGAGACTAAAACTCAGAGTGGTCTTTATATCCCACAGGATCATGATAAGGATACTGTACCACGTAAAGGGGTAGTAATTCAAGTTGGGTATATTACCAAAGAACAGGAAGTAGATTATCCAGGTCTTCAGGTTGGTGCAGTAGTAACTTATGGTCTATATGCAGGTAAAGAATTAGATGTAATAGACCTTCCTGATCAGGTAACAACTATATTATCACTGAACGAGATACTTTATATTGAAACCAATAAATAAAGCTATGAAAGAGAAAACTAAAAAGAGTTCAAGTAGTGTAATGACTACTAGAGAGAAAATGCTCGCTAGAAAGAAGGATTTAGAAAAGCGAGGTGGTGGTGGAGGGATGATATATCCAAAAGAAGGAACAATACGAGTACGTATTAAATCCCGAGGTGCCGATGAGGAACTTGGTATAGAAGTTGTTCAATTCTACCTTGGTCCAAAGGATGGTGGTATCATATCCCCGGCAACATTTGATGAGCCATGTCCTTTCATGGAGAAATTCCAGGAGCTTAAGAATTCTGATGATCCAGATGATAAGGCACTTGCATCTAAGTTAGTACCGAGAAGAAGGTATATATTAGGGGTAATAGCTTATAAAGATACAAAGGGAAAAGAGGTAGATCCTGATAAGATTGATAAACCCATGATGGTACCCCGTTCGGTATATCAGGATATCATAGATTTATACCTTGATGAGGAGGATTGGGGTGATATGACCGATCCCATTGAGGGGTATGATATTAAGATTACCCGAACTGGATCTGGTAAGATGGATACAAGCTATTCTGTATCACCATGTCAGAAAACCAAGCTGGATAAGAAATACCGAGATGATGTAGATCTTGAGAAAGCAGTAAGAGCAAGTATCCTTTCTTATGATCAATTGGAAGAGAAGTTGGCATCTTTCCTTAATGAAGGAGGTGATGATGAGGATGAAGATGATGCACCCGTAAAATCTTCTAAGAGCAAGCTAGCAGATAAAAAGAAGAAAAACGGAAAGAAATATAAAGGTGATATCTAAAATCTCTAGATATATACCTAAACAGGGAGTGGGGTATAGTTTATATCCCACTCTTTTCATCTAATATCAAATAAGTATGACAAGAAAGGCAAAAGCTCCTAAGAAATCAGGAGGCAGGAAATTTAAGGTACCAACACAAAATGAGATACTCAAGAAGTATGGGTCATCTTTACAATTTAAAGCTAGTACCATAAATCATCATGGATTATGGATTCCATCTACTTTCTTTGCTCTCAATTATCAAATGGGTGGTGGTGTACCATTCGGTAAGATAATTGAAATAATGGGTGAGGAATCATCTGGAAAATCACTGATAGCATATAACTTTGCTTATGCTACTCAACAACTAGGTGGTCATGTAATATGGGTAGATGCTGAACAAGCATGGATGAATTCATGGGCAGAAGAGAATGGATTGGATCCCGAAAGAGTAACAGTATTAAATGATACCCGTATAGAAACAATATCTGATGCAATAGCAGACTTGGCAATATATTGGAGATCAAAGTTAGTGAATAATGAACCAATCATAGTTGTGATAGATTCAATAGCTGCTCTTGATTCAATAGAAGCCATAGATGCAAAGATGGCAGATGGTAAAGCCGAAATGGGTAACCGAGCTAAGCAGATATATAAGATGTTCCGAATAAGGAATGAATTATTCTATCGCTTAGGTGTAACTATGGTGTGTATCAATCAATTGCGTAGTAAACTGGGAGCAGGATTTGGTCAAGATACTAACACAACTCCCGGAGGTGCTGCTCTTAAGTTCTATGCTTCAATAAGGTTGGCTTTCTTTTCAGGTAAGACTCTAAAGATTAAGTATAAAGGCAAGGAAAGACGGGCGGGTAAGTATGTAACTATTCAGATGAAAAAGAACAAGGTATCTCCCCCAAGAGAAACCATATCTAAAGCCCCGATATATTTCAACCCAAAGTATCATGAGATTGGATTCGATAGATACTTCTGGTTAGAAGAATCTTTAGAAGATGCTGGTGTAATTGAAAAGCTTGGTGGAGGTACATACGTGTTCGAGGGTAATAAACTATGCCGTGGTGAAGATGCTTTCCATAGGTTGATAGAAGAAGATGGAGATCTTAGGAAAAAATTACTCAGGGCAGCAGGAATAAATACCATAGGAACTACTAAGCGTAAGCTAAAGAAGATTACACGAAATATGTTCCCTGTTGATGAAGATTTAGACTATGAATCTCAAATAGAATCAGATGATACAGAAGAAGATGAAATCATCCCAGACGAGGGGTAGAAAGCCAAGAATGCTTATGGTAGTGGACGGTAACCTTGCTCACCGTTCATACCATAAGTTTAAGAATCTTAAAGCTAATCATGGAGCTGGAACAGGATTAGTATATGGGTTCTTAAGAATATTTGGTTCATACCTTGTAAGGTTTAAGCCAAGTCATGTGGTAATTACATTTGATACACATAAGAGTAAATCATCAAACTTCCGTAATGACTTATTGGAGGGTTATAAAGCTCACAGAAGTAAGGTAAGTATGGATTATGAAGACTTCAATAAACAATTGGCTTTGTTGAGAAGGATATTGAGATTACTTGGAGTTCAAATGATCATAGACAATAAAGGATTGGGACATGAATCAGATGATTACATTGCTTGGTTAGTAATAAACCATAAAGGCAAATCACTGATAATATCCTCTGACAAAGACTTCTGTCAATTGTTAGATAAGAAGGTAAAGATATTCAACCCAAGTAAAGAAACTCTAGTACATAACCAGACATGTAGAGAGATAATGGGATATTCAGCAGAAGAATGTGTTGACTACTTAATACTCAACGGAGATAAGTCAGATGACATACCTGGTTATTATGGTATGGGAGAAGTAAAGACTAGATCATTCCTTGATAAATTTGGTAGTATAGCAGATTTTATTAATGATAGTGAAGCAGAATTCAAAGGTATAGAAAGAGATCAATTAGAAGAGTTATATAAGAAGAATAAGTCTCTGATAGATCTGAGATCTGCTTTGAATCTGTATCCCATAAAGAAAGTCCCTTGGGTAAAAGGATGTACTAATAATATAAGGAAAGATAGGTTATTCATGGTATTAGATAAGTTTAACCTAAGATCTTTCAAGATACCAGATTTTTTAGAACCATTCAAAAAACTACAGACTTATGTATCACGGTAAGTATCAAATTATGTTCACCGGTGTTTCTGGAGTAGGGAAAACTACTATAGCTAAGGAAATAGCCGAATTATTGAATATACCCTTCATATCTGGGTCATATTCAGACTTAGTACCAGAAACAAAAGATATGCCCCATGCTGATATGATTCAGCAAGATGCAAAGACGGTATTCATGCAAGATATGCAAGTATTGAATCTACGTAACAAAGCTTTCAGAATGGAGGATAACTTTGTAACAGATAGGTCATACTTTGATTCTGCAGCATACTTCATTAATAAGTTATCTCACAGGATTGAAGAATGTGATTTGGATCATGCTATAAACTTATGTAGAATGTTACTTGGTCAACAGTGTACACATTTGATATTCATACCATTTTCGGATAAATTCTTTAATGAGTGGGTAACTGAGAATAATGGTAAAAGGGTATTGTCAAAGTACTACCAATATCAAGTATCTCAAATAATGTATGGTTTATTAAAAGTATGGGGATATAAACCAGATTCAAAAATATATCAACTATGTAATGGAGTTCCCAATACAGGGGTGATGGATATAATGGGTTATAAGGTAAAAGTTCTCATACTTGATGAGATGAATCACGAAAAGAGAGAATACTTAATTAGGAAGTTTCTTCAGTTATGAAGGTAATAGGAATAGCATTTTCTGACTTGCACTTAGGAGAATATTCTAAGTTCAATGAGGATAACAAGAGGACCCTGAATCATATAAGGGTCCTCTATTTGATTAAAGACTTATGTATCAAGTATAAATGTCCTGCATTCTTTTGCGGTGATTTTATGCACCGTCCAGAATTTATAAGTACTTCACTGGAGGAAATTATAATTGAACAGTTCGAAGAATTAAATAGGTGTGAAGAATTCAACATATATGGTATATCAGGGAATCATGATTTACAGAAGAGTAATACTATAGAGAGGAGATCATCATCTCATTGGGCAAATTTATGTCGTAGGTATTCATTCTTACACAATATAGATTTTTCATACCATGATTTTGGTAAGTTCAGAGTAGTAGGTATCCCATATATTGATCACAATAAAGGGTTGGATAGTTTGATAAAAGCTGAATTGAAAGGGGCTATGTTAAAGCCAACCATATTATTGTTACATACAGACTACCCAGGAGCTAAAGATACAGATAACACTGAAGTTGGAACAGTAGAGAATTTGAATGTAAACCTACTAACCAAATTCAAGTTAGTATTGATAGGTCATATACATAAACCTCAAAGGTTAGGGAAGAAAGTATACATGGTTGGGGCTCCTTTACAACAAAGAAGAACAGATCGTAATTGTAAACTTGGTTATTGGAAAATATATGAAGACTTCTCAATGGAATTCAAGCCATTCAAAGGCTTTCCTAAATTTGTGGATGTATCATCAGAAGATGAAATTATGGATGATGGTAATTACTATACGGTCATTGCTAGTAAGTCTAAAGTTATGGAAGTAGAAGATACCCCTCAAATAACCAGGGAACTTTCTAAGAAATCCATGGTAAGGAGGTATATGAAGGCAAAGGGGATAAAAGATAAGGAAAAAAAGACAACTCTGTTAAAGGTAATAAAGGAGGCAGAATGATACAGTTCGGTAATATCATAATAGAGGGTTTCTGTTCTATACCATATTTAGAATTAAATCTTGGTTCAAGGGGAATAACCATAATAAGGGGAGCTACTGGAGAAGGTAAGACTACAATCTTATCAGCTTTGGTATGGGCAGTATATGGTAAGAATATAAAAGGTAAGTCAGATGTTAATACTTGGGAGAAGTATAGACAAAAGAATTATCATGGTACTAAAGTAGAGGTATACTTTAGTAAAAGTGGTAAAATCCATAAGATAACACGTTGCCTTAAATATAAGGGTGAAGTAAATGGATCAAAAGGAAAAGACAGACTTATTTATGAGATAGATGCTATAGAGGTATCAGATAAAAATAAGAATGATATACAAGCGCTTATAGTAGCTGATTTAGGTATGTCTTATGACCTTTTCATGAATTCGATAATGTTTGGTCAGGGAATGAAAAGGTTGATACAAGAATCTCCCTCTGATAAGAAAGACTTATTCGAGGAGATATTTGAATTGGGGTATATCTCTAAGGCAAGGGAAATTGCCAAGGGATACTACACTAAATCATTAGAAGAGTATAATGATATCCATCAGAAATATTACTCGATCAAAGAAAAGATACAGTCAGTGCAAAGGATGCTTGATGACTTAAAAGAACAATCAAAACATATAAAGACCGATATCTCTTCAAAGATAAGGTCACTTGAAAAGAAGTTATCCATGCTAGCTAAGGCTAAAAAATCAAATGAGCTTAAGGATACAGTAACTCAGAAGAACCTAATTGAACAAAAGATACAAGAAGCAAAGGATTCTCAAAGGGAATTACTTAATAGAATAAATGATGCCAGAAGTAAAACTAAGGTATCTCTAGAAGAGTTTATTGGTATTATTATAAAGTTATTAAAGAAAGGGGATATTAAGAACTCTTTGAAACGTCTAATTGGTGTTAAAAAAGCATTCGGAGACATAGAGAAGTTTCAAGATAAATATTCCAAGATATCAGATAGCATATCAAGCTATCGTGATCAGTTAGAGGATATAAAAGATAAAGAATACGAATCAAAAAAGGTACAGAGAGATATAGACAATATAGAGGCTGAAATCAAAAACTTATCCTCAGAGAAAAAGACTGGTGTTAACGTAAGCCTTATTAAGAAGTATAAAGAACAATTATCTACCTTAACAGATAAGTTGTCTGATATAGAAAATCAGATGGAAGAAAAGAAGGTAGTGGTAGATAATTACAAATGGGTGATGGATGATCCACTTGGTAACAGGGGAATAAAGGCGTTCTTATTTGAAAGCTCATTAGATATATTGAATGAGACTCTTGATTCATACTCAGAAGTATTGGGGTTCAGTATACTGTTCTATGTGGATATACAAGGTGTGAAGAAAGACTTCAATACCCAAATCATAATGGATGGTATAGAAGTATCCTATGAAGAGTTATCTGGAGGCCAGCGACAATTGGTCAACTTAGCTATGGCTTTTGCCATGAATGAAGTGATGACTAAAGCTAAGGGTATAAATATAGCATTCTTGGATGAGGTATTTGAAAACCTTAGTTCAGAATATATTGATTTAGTGATAGGTTTAATACGAAAAATATACAGAGATAAAACCCTATACTTAATCTCACATCAAGAATCACTTCCAATACCAAATGCCAGGGTGCTTACTGTGACCAGAGAGAGGGGCCTTTCACAATACCAATAATGACTATTGGTCATAAAGGTATAAAATCATGAGAAAGAACAGTAAAAGCAAAGGTAATCGATTTGAAAGATCTGTTTGCAAGGCATTCCAAAATTGGTCAGGATATGAATTTTCTAGAACTCCAGCTAGTGGTGGATTAAGATGGAAAAAAGCAGATAATATATCTTCTGATGTAGTATGTTCTGATCCAAGGCATGCAAAAAGATTTTCTTTATCAGTAGAGTGTAAGAGTTATCAGGATATAAAATTTGAGCATTTACTACTGGGTATAAAAAGTTGTAAAATAAATAGCTTTTGGACTCAAGCTAATAGAGATGCAGAAAGGGCTAAGAAGATACCAGTACTTATTATGAGGTATAATTCTATGCCAAAGGGAGAAGCTTTCTTTATGGTAAATAAAGAAGTGGATTCTTTTTTGAAGGATCAATCACCAGAAATTTCTCGAATGGAAATAAGTACTCCAAAGATACATGTTTTTGTTTATATGTTTAAGGAAGTACAGAGGTTGATAAACTATGGAGATTTACATAAGTATGTACGCAAATTATTAAAGTAATATGAAAACCCCCTACGTATACTGCATATTTAGGCTTGATAGGAAGTTCTATAAGAGAATAAACTCCGACTTAAAGAATAGGGGGTATAAAAACGTGAAGGCCATTATCCCCATTATCAGTGTATTAAAGAAATCACGTAAAGGTAGCAATGAGTACGAAGATGTACCATTATTATTCAATTACGGTTTCATACGAATGAAACCGGAGAAAGCCTTCGATAGATATTACTTAAATAAGCTCAAGAAGGATATACCAGGAATACTTTCATTTTTAAAGTCATTAGACTACAGACCCAAAAGAAAAAGGCTGAGAGTAGATAATGCAGAGGACTTTGATGATTACTCAGTAGTAGCTACCATAACCAGAGAAGAGGTAAAGAAATACAAAAGGATGTCAAAAGCCAATAAGATATTCTCGGCTGATGACATAACAAGAGTAGCTATTGGAGATTATGTAATACTTAGAGGATACCCATTCGAAGGGATTCCAGCAATACTGTTGGAAAATAACCTAAATACTAAGATGATGTTAGTTAGGTTATACCCAGAAATGGATGGTAGTCTGGAAATAGAGGTACCAAGAGAAAATGTATTATACTCTGCATATCATGAGTCAGATGAATATAAGCTATATTCTGCAGACTATGATGTAGATTTATCTCAGATTCCAGATGGTAGTACTGAAGAGATTCTAATGAACAAACAATACTAATATGGAAAGACATCAAGAATTAGCCTGGGATTGTTTGACAGATCCAGAGAAAAATAGCCTAATGTTTATTCAGGGCAACGGGTTATCTACTTGGGAAGCTGGAGAGATTCTAAAGATGCCCCATTATAAGTATTTAGAATTAAAGGCCAGGGCAGAGAAATTCTTTAAGCTATTCTCTGATTACTTTGAATTGCATCCTTCACTGGTAAACCCAAAATCACCAATAGAGCCAAGGTTCAGGGATTACTTATTTGGAGCAATGATCAAAAGGTTATCAAAAGAGGAAGCTAAGATACATTCTGGTGATTCATCATGGTTGTTAACTTCTATAACCAATCCAAGAATCATAAGCAATATGAAGAGGTTGAAAGAATCAGAGAATAAGTGGGATAAAGACCTTTATGCTCTGATTCTTGAGTTTGATAGGTGGAATAATTACAGAATACTACCAAGAATACTGCAAGCTCCCACTGCATACAAAAGAAGATCGACCAAGAAGGATAAGGTATATTTATCATACCTTCATAGAATACCAGATTTCAAGATAAGGCAATTGATAACTGAGTATTGGAAAAATGGTCCATCAAGTAGAAGGTATTTTACAGCTATAGTTTCAGATGAACTTTTTCCAGAAGAAGGGTATGGTGTAATGCCCATAAAAAAATCTGATGATGTTATTAAGGCTATAACAGATTTAAGGATATACATATTCGAAAGTCAAACTATTGCAGATACTTTCGGGTTTTTGGTGACAAGATACTTTGAAAAAACTGTTGATAGTAAAGGTGGATTGAAGTTCTGGAAAGAGTACAGAGAAATAATCCAGAAATCTATTAACTACAAATCAATAAATAACATGGATTTTACATGTGAGACTCTAGATACTGCCTATAAATTACACAGGAAGAGGAATCTAGTATCAAACTCTTAGAATTTTTATACAGATATTTTGTAACTTCGATAAATTTGTTTATATTTGCAATGAAGAAATAAAAATATAATTTTATACTTATATAGATATGCGCAAAGGAAAGAAAAAGGACAAAAGGCCCTTAAAACTAAACAAAGAGAAGATCAAGGTAATGGGTAGTGGGTTAGAAAATATGACCTACAAGGATATGAAGAGAAGGGCAGTTTCTCTTGGTATGCCATTCCCAGATGCTTGTTCTGCAGACTACAATGGGTTGGCTTCATATATTCATCATTCGAATAATAAGCCAGACAATTCCCTCATTGATGAATATGACAAGTGGATGGATAATCAACTTGAATTAGCAGGTTATGATAAAGATGATCCAATGAGAAGTTATCAACTTAATCTCGGATTTATCAGTGAGGATACTGTAACAAAGCAGAAGAAGACAAAGAGAATCAAAGGGTTAGAGAAACCCAAGAAACCTAAGAAAGAAAAGGATGATAACGGTCTTTGGAAAGGAACTAAGAAATCATATGTTTTTGAGCTAACATATAAAGGATTACCAATAGATCGTATTATCAGAAGAGTACAAAAGAAATTCCCGGATGCTAAAGAAAAGTCAATTCAGCAATGGTATAGGGCAGCACTACGTAAACAAAAGAAAGAATAGATATATATGCCAAGAATATGGTATTTTCATAGTCATGACGATTTTGAGGAAGCTTGTTATAAGCTTGGTATACCATGGGTACCACCTGCTATAATAAATAACTCCAGTATATATTTTAAGCAGCTGTGGCTGAGAAAAGTACTTATGGGTAAGATAAAGATCCATAAGTATAGGCAAAGAGATAAACGTTTTCTAGACAGATACAAAGAATGTATTAAAGAAGCTACAGTAGTAAATGGAGCAATAGATCCTGATTCATTACCGCCAGATGTAAGAGCTTATTACTTCGAGAAAAAGAGAAGAGCTGATTTTCATAGGAGACATGGTAAGTTAATAAGGGAGATGGATGTTAAGATATATCTCCATAAATGGTATCCATGGTCTTATAATTACAAGGGGGAACCAGCGGTAGTATTACAAGGATTTTATTCATTAAAGGCTGCTAGACAAAGGTTCTTAATTTATTATGGTAGAGAAAATCTAAGATCAGTTCATTGGATAAAAGGAAAGACTGCATTAGAAAAGAAATTTGTAATAGGTAAATCCCTTTTGATAGGTGGAAAACGTAAAAAGCCGATTTCTAAGATATTGCTTACTGAGGCATATAGAAATGCCAAATCTAGTGCTCAAAGAACTCTTGGTGAAAGACTTGCTAGAAAGAAAAGACTTAGTTCACAACAAAAAGAGAAATACTTTATAAATCTGGTAGAGAAGTTTAATTATGGAGCAAAAGAATATAGAACTTTACTCAAAGCTGTTCCAGAAAAGCTTGTTAAGCTATCGAAGGCTAAAGAGACTGAGTCTAAAAGAAAGAAAACTCTTTACAAAGAAGAGTGATTTTGGATGGGGTCAAATAAAAGTAGCTCTTGCATATAAATCCATAACTAAACGGTCTACCATAAGTTCTATCAGATGGACCAGAAGACATTGGGATGAATATAAAAAGGCAGTATCCCAAAGACTGGGTGATATGCCCCAAGTAAGGAGACTCCTAAAAGAAGAGTTTATTCTCAAAGAACTATTAATTCAAGGATTTGTTCCAATGTCGGAGTTTCCTATGAAAATGAAAACAGGATGGTATGCTTATTTAGTAACTAACCGAAAAGTATGTGGGGATTACTATATATATCCTGAACATTTTGCTCATGATTATAGGGCATATAAAAAAGGTTATAGGGATATTCATATTGCTCTAAATTCAGGTATAGGACAAGAAGGATATACTAGAATATATTACACTGCATATAAAAATGGAATAGCAAAATGACGGTAGTAAAAAAGAAAGAGCCTGAAAATCCATGGGATGGTATAAAGCTCATAGTAGGGGTTAAAAAGTATTATACAGAAACAGATAAGGTAGTTGATGATAATTTTACTCAAGAAGGTGAACCTTTTGAGGTAAAAGGTCAAAATGAATTCACCCAAAAGTTGGAGGATATCAGAGATAAAAATGTATTCTTGAAAGCTATAGCAGTCCAAGAAAATAAAGAGATATATACTCAAAAGTTTATTACAAAACTATAATCAATCAAACAGTTTTCAAACAACTTTTTAATTAATTCAATTATGGCAAAGAAAAAAGCTGCAGCAGCAAAAGAGGTAGAACGCAAGGTTCTTTCTAATGGTGTAATTCTCATCAAGTATGGTGACGGTTCCTATGCACTTCTGACTCCTATTTCGGCTGAAGATTCTGAAGATGTATTTGGCGGAGAAGCTGAGGAATCTGATGACGATGATTCGGATGAAGATGAGGAATCTGATGACGATGATTCGGATGAAGATGAGGAAGACGATTCTGATGATGACGAAGAGGATGAAGATGAAGACGATTCTGATGATGACGAAGAGGATGATTCTGAAGATTCGGATGAAGATGAAGATGACTCAGACGATGAGGAATCTGATGACGATGATGAAGTAACTCCCGAGGATCTGGCCGAAATGGATTTTGAGGCTCTTGAAGATCTTTGCGATGACAAGGAACTTGAAACAGATCCTGATGAGTTTGATGAAGAGGATGTAGAGAAACTTCGTAAGGCAGTAGCTAAGGAGTTGGGTATTGCTTTGCCCAAGGCAAAGGCTGCTTCTAAGAAAGACACTAAGAAAAAGAAGAAGTAAAGGTAATTCCGACTATAACCAAATCCAAGGGAACTTCAAGTTACAATATAGTTCAAACTTCATAGGTGATAATAGGCAATAAACTTGAAGTTCCCTTTTTCAAAGAAACCCATAAAAATAAATTAAAGATATGGCAACTAAGAAAAAGGCAGTAGAAGCAAAGGCTGCAAAAACTGAGACTAAGAAAAGCGGTAAGAAGGAATTGACCGCAGAGGAGAAGAAGGCCAAACGTGAGGCCATGAAGGAGCGACTCAAGAACCGGGCACCTGGTCAGCGACCCAACAGCAAGCAGTGCGATATTATCGACCTTGGTGGTGGTAACGTAGTAAAGACCTTTGCCATGAACGTACGTAAGTACGGTGTCCTCATTACGTCGGTAGTAACCGATAAGGATGGTAAGGTAATTGCTGTCTCGAATGAGACCATCCCTGGCGTATCGGTTAAGTCCAAGAAGGAGCACGGGAACCTTGTTCCGAAGATGCCCGGTATGGGTAAGAAAGGCAAGGAAGCCGAGGAAATCGTGGACGATGAGGATGATGAAGATGAGGAGTAGGCTTTATGCCAAATAACCGATTCTGACTTCAGTTTTTGAGTCATGCAGGGGAGGTCATCCAAGTAGCCTGGGTGAACCTCCCCATTTTGTATAGAAATATATGCAAGAAGACGATGATATTATATACCTGGCATTATGTAATCAATTGCAATCATATCAGCTGTTGCTAGAGGAAGAAAAAGATCTTTCCAAAGAAAATAGAATGATGGCGGAATATATTATCTCTAGAACATTGCATTTGATTGAAATATATGCCCAGAAAATAGGAAGTGATACCTCTATTCAAAAACCAAAATGGGACAATTTAACTCGTCAGTAAAGGGGCTGATCTATCGTATAAAGGACCTGAGTAAGTTAATTCAGGATATAGATATAAGGTTATCAATACCAGGATTATCACCCGGAAAAAAGCAAGCCTTAATAAAGGATAGAACCTTAAAATTAGGCAAGGTGAAGTCACTAGTGAAGAGGATAGGAGATCTCACAAATGGTAATATAATAACTATAACCTTTGAAGATAAGAACACTAGTGATAGATTCAGGATAGTATATACCAACATATCTCAAGAGGATGCCATTGTTCACCTTAAATTAATGGCTAGTTTACAAAAGAGAGAAATAATTATCTCAGAGGTAAAGGAAGTGCAAACCAAAAACTCTTTGACTAAACTATAATCATGTAAAGGTAATCAAAACTAATTTTAATCAACTCAACTACAATGGCAAAAGAAGTTAGTAAGAATGACTTGGCTGCTCGTAAAGCACGCAAGGCTCAGAAGGAAATGCTGGCCTACATGGAAGAGAACAATCTTGATCCTAAAAAAGATTGGACAGGCCACAAGAAACATGGTAAGAAAATACAGGCTTGGATTGATATCATTAACCTGGGAAACAAAAAGGCTCGTGAATTGAACGAGGAGAAGGCAATTGAGAGACACGAAAAACGGAAGAGTAAAAAGCCCGAAGTTCATCCCAAGAAAGAGAAGGTAACTAGCACTCCTAATGCTTATGACTACCCGAAGGTTGATGGCAAAGAAATGACTTCTGATCAGAAAAAGAAATATCGTCAGAAAATGCGTACTCTTCTGAAAACTATGTCTAAGGAAAAGGCAGAAGTGGAAGGAAAGAAGTATGCTGAGGATTTGGCAAAAGAAAAACCAGTTATTCCATTTAAGAGGAAAGAGGAGCCTGTAAAGGTGAAAAAGGTAGAAAAGAAGGCTTCAAAGGATAAGAAGAGAAAGAAGGCCAAGAAAGAGGAGGATTAATAGATAGGCAATCTGTTACCTCTAATGCCCCGGATCATACTCAGGTTCGGGGTTCTTTGTTAGATATACCTATATAACACCACTGAATTTAATTTGCATATTATAATTAGAAATATTATATTTGCATAACAAAATTAAATTAAAGATGAAAATTAATCGAGGCTGTATCAGGTTAAAATTGCAAAGGCATTTATCTGCTCAGGATATCTGGAATCAAATTATGGATGTGCAGATTCAGGCGCTAGAATCCCTTTTAGAGGATAAAAGCTTAGATAAATGGAAAATTATATTCCCTTGTTATGGAACTTCTCTAGAATCAGTAGAATCATTGGCAAGGGAATATATAGAATCCTTTAAAAGGATGAAAGGAGATACCTTTAATAATAGGTATGATGATATTGAAAACATGTTAGTAAATGGACTAAACCAAAGGTGGTTCAATACTATCATGAGTACATTATATATGATGGAAGAAGACTTAATGGAAATGAGCTCAGATTCAGTATTCATTTTATGGGATATTTTATTTACTTGCCAGGCATTGAGGAAGGAAAATAATGTAGTAGCTATGGGACTTAATATTTTCGAGCTTAAAGGACGATAACGATGAAAGAAGTATTTAATACCACGGGATCATCCAGAATTGAAAAGGTTATTTTTGACCTCGATAATAGGGATATAACCATAACTTTCAAGGGAAATAAGGTATACAAATATGTTTCTGTATCGGAGTTTGATTTTAATACTTTCAAGGATGATATTGAAAATGGTTTATCAGTAGGCAAATCATTTGAAAGAAGGATTAGGAATAAATATGCAGGCCAAAAGCTATGAAAAGGTATTACACACCAGAAGGAGAACCAGATGAAGCAAAAACTTTATGGGAAGCCGTTAAAACTGGTATCATAGGAATATCGGCATTTAGTGTAATCTGCATACTATGGGATGGTCAAACAGTTCCCCCTACTCCTGATTCAGAACCTCATTGGAAAAACTGGGATAAATCTAGACATGTATCAGAAGTAAAAAGTTATGACTACGAAAATGGTATAATTCATTATAGAGATGAAGTTACAGGATATAGACCCAAAGAATTAAATCTTTATGGATCATCTTCAAGTAATTATGGTTCTGGAATAACATTGCAAGTATCAGGAGCTTCAGTACATTTGGATATGGAAGTAGAAGAACTGATGGATCAACTAACAGAAGATGTGGATTTTTACGAATACTTTGAACGAAATATGGATTGATATGGCTGGTCTAATTAAATTCAGATTGAACAAGTATGTTAATGGCGATAGGCATAAAAGTATTTATGGATTCAAACCCAAAGCCGTTATTAAGTTTGAAAGAGTTACAATCGGTCAAATAATTGATAATGAAGTCTACTTCTACATAAGGGTAAAACCAGGAGAATCAAAGCATGCCTGCTTGAATTATATTCCAATACTGTGGAAAACTTTTAGCAGTCATCTGGAAGCTAAAGATGCAGTAGTAAAACAAGCAGAATCTATTTGGGAATCATTAGACATTTTTCATCCGTTAAAGAAAGTTAAATCAACCTATGGATTATGGGAAAAGAAGTAAAGAAAACTAACAGCTGGGTATGGAAAAAGATATTCGGTATAACCCTATTAGGGTGGATGAATATCCTGATATTTCAATGGCTATTCATAAGGATATCATATCATTGGGTATATGTAGACCCTAAGAATGATGATGATGCTAGAACAAATGATTTTTGGGATGCAGAGAAACAGCAGTTTGTTGCAAAAACTTTCTACTACTATGCCATTATCGGGTGTATTATACCTCTAACTGGATGGTGGGGAGACTATGTAATGCCGTTCAAATTCAAATGCCGTTTAACTAAAGTAAAAGAGTATTACGAATGAGTACAGTAGAATTCAAATCAGCATGTGCAGCACATAGAAAGTGTTGTCCATATAAGGCAACAGGTATGACAAAGTGTGGTGCCAATGAAAACATTACTCCTGACGGTAAATGTACTAATAAGGAATGCCACTACATGAATCAGTTCAAAGCTATACTAAGAAAACTATCAGCTAGTAAGCCATGAACAGACCTTTAAATAATTAGCAAAATAATTTGCAGGGGTTCATATTTATATCTATATTTGCATAAACAATAAAAGGGAAAGCAATAAAAGGTTAACACACCAGAGACCAAGAACACAACCACTAAGAAATTGATAAAAATATTTGCACATATAAAAAAGTTACTTTATATTTGCATTAGGAAATAAAAATAAAAACAACTTTTAATTAATTGTATAACCATTTAAAATTGTAAGCCATGAAAAAGGAAGAAAACACCAAGGCTCAGGAAGTTAAAAAGACCAATCTGGTAGAGGGTATCAATAACCTCATCGAAGAAAAAGCTGAGAAGGTCGAAAAATCAAAGAAAGCTCTGAAGGTAGTTGGCAAAGAAAAGGAAGCTACAGAAAAGGCCTCAGAGAAGAAGGTCAAGAAAACCAAAAAAGAAAAACTGGTTGATAAAACCAAGAAAAAGGTGGAAGCCAACCTCGTAGAGGAGGTAGTAACAAAAAGGGAAGTAAAGTATATTTATCCCGCAGACTGCGAGGACACTCTTTCAAGAAAGAAGTTCCGGCAGCAGGTAAGAAATAAAATCCACCAGCTGGAATTGGCAATGCTCAGAATCGAGAACCAAGATTCTAAAGAGTTCAAGAAAGCCAAGAAGGAGTATCTTGAATATAAGAATCAATTCGTAAAAGAATCAGTTGCAATCTAATCTTTCATAGTAGGAGAGGGGTACAGGGCTAATTATTAAGTCCTGGCCCCTTAGTATAATGATCATTTAATGTTATGAAAGATTATGATTGTTGGCTTACCAGAGAAAGCAATTCAGAAAGTAGATCATGAATTGTTAGAATTACATAAAGAAGTTCTAAGAGCATATCTTACACAGAGAAATCTGAAACATAGGCATCAGAAGAAGTTTTTTAGGCTATACGATTACTACATTACTGAGAAGAATATAAGGAGATTCTTCTTCCGTTCTGCTAAGTTATTCGTATATGCCTTGGTAACTAATCGGCTGGATGATATAGAAGACTATGTACCAATAAAAGAAAAAAAATTTAATGTTTCCAGAGAAAGTAAAAAGCGTAACGCTAGATAAATCAAGGATAACTTACTACCTTCAAACTACCAATATTGATAATATCTATAATGAATTACCAGTAAACCCAGAGATATATAAGGTAGAAGATTTGGCATTTGACTGCAGTATAAGGTCTAATCAGTATCTTCCAGATTATGCTATCAAGGGATATTTTAAGGTAGACGAAAATTTAAGGTATCCAGTATTTATAGAGAACACAAATGGGCCTCATTTATTATATATTACTGGGATGCCAAAGAATATATCGGTAGAAGAGAAGAATAAGTTCAGGTTTCAAAATCACATGTGGTTATCATACTGGGAAGATAACCTGGTAGGATATCTTTTTCAGGTAGTATCTAGAGAACAAGCATTAATACACTTAATAAATCAATAATTTGTAAATAATAAAACACTATGAAGACCAATGAGTATGTAAAACAGTTTAAGTTGGATAGAGAAAATTACAACTTCAACCGGGAAAAATTCATGGAGGCCTTTGGCCAGGAGTTTAAGGACCGTATTGAGGCAATGATAACTGCCTGCCAAAAAATGAAGGTTCAGTTCACATACGAAAAATTCCTTCATGCAGTAAAAGAACAGCAGGATAAATTCCGGAGTATTTCTAATAAGAAAGCTGGTGAGCCATTCTCTGAAAAGTTATTCTCTGCATTCTTTGCCTTACATGTAATTCCTATTAGAGCAAACCTTTTCCCCAATCTACATGCAGAATTGGAAGAGCAAAGGAAAAAGGCCATTGAAAGGGATGAAAAGATTAAGGCAGAATTAGAGGCCAAGGAGAAAGAGGAAAAGGCAAAACAAAAGCGAATGAAACCCATTTTGGAAGCAATAATAGCTTATGGAGCTGCACAAAGTATGGCTAGAAAACAAAAGCAAATGAAAGATAAGCCTAATATGAAGAGATAATTCCTAATAATACAAGACTCTAAAGTTACTAAGATTTTATGAAGACCATTTTAGAAATTGCCAAATTGGCCCAGGATAAAATTGTAAACTTCTATCAAGGAGCTGGTGAAAGTGAAGTAAATATAAGCTTTTGCTATAGTATTAGTTCAGTGGATATAGAGATAGTATATCCCATACATGTACAAAAGCTATTTTCAGAACTTTTTGCTATGAGTAACCAGCTTAAAGCTGAATGTCATATTGGGGAATATAAAATAACCCTAAGCTCTTCAAAATTGAAGGTAAGCCTAATTCAGTGATCCAGCAACCTGATTATTAAATAGTTAACTCTAAAAGGCCCTTTATTTGGTAAGGGCCTTTTATTTGGTTATTAATAGATCAACTATTAGATACCAAAATACAACACTATGAAAGAACAAAAAATAGCTCAAAGGTTCCCAAGAGGAATTGGTATAACTCAATTGGCTATACAAGCTAACAATGGCGATGATGAAGCTATGAAGAATTTGACCAAGTTCATAATCCATATATGGATAGTGAATAATGGAAAACTTTGGTCAAGATATTATTCAGTAAATGAACTAGCAGATTTTCTTAGATGTGAACCCGCAATAGTTCAGATGCAAATGAAACAAACGTTTCTAGACAACGGTTTATTTGACCGTAGCAAGATGAATGAGATTGCTGATTCATTAATGGGAGCTTGTATATCATGGGCACTTGAAGACCGTATGGAAATAAGCCAACAGGTACAATTACTCAGGGATTCTCAGGGAGGAAGGTATGCTCCATTCATTACTTCTGAAGTCAATAAGGCTATAGGATTAAAGCAACAATCCACTACGTCTCTTCAGAGTTTAGTAAGAGCTATATCAGGCGGAGGTACAGTAAATATATTTGCTCAACAGAACAATCAATTCAATACGGTTGATACCCAAGATCAATCTCTTACTAGAGATGAAGCTATGGCTATGATACAAAAAGAATTAGCCGACAATGGTGGTATCAAAGAGATAGAATATGTAGAGAATCAATATGACTTCAAGGAATTGCCTGTAGTAGTTGCAACTAAACAAGATGGTAATAGAGGCGATAAGGAAGGATTGAATATCAAAAGGGCCGAATTGGATAGCGTAACTGGAGACTACCATGGTGCCTTAAATGCTTTTGATGAAGACCATCACCAAATCAGACGAGAAATCGAAGAAAACATAGCCTACGAAGATATAGACCCAGAAATAGAAGACTAGAACCTTTAACTTTTATTTGCATATTAAGTATAATTTTATTATATTTGCATAAAGAGAAATAAAGATATAAACCATAAAAAATAAAGGCTATGGACTTAATCGTTAAAACACAAGAGAAACAGGTTACAATAACTGTAAAAGGTTATTTGAAGGCAATAACCTCTGATGATAGAGAGATAAAGTTTTATATCTCTGGGGAGAATAATATAATGAATGCTTCAGATGAATTAGGTAAGCATCATATATGGCATAATCCCTGTCCTCACTACTTGGGGATACCATTTAAGTTGGATTTTGATCCAGATTATAAAGCAAAAGTTCAGTTCAACTTATAATAAGAATCACTCACTATGGAAGGAAAGCCAGTATTTAATGCTACTCAGGTAGTTGAAAGAGTAAATCAGTTACTCAAAGAAGGTAGAAAAATGAGGGTATTCGGATTACCTTACCCCCCGTATCACGAAGACATAGTATTCACCGATACAAATGTAAACCGGCAGGGATGGTTATGTACTAATTCAAAAGTAGCTTTATCAGTATCAGCTAGTGCTACTAAAATAAAGATTCATACCATAACTGGTTGGTGCAATCTATTCAAATATGCCGATAATGGTAAATGGGAAGATACCATAAGCAAAGATGGGAAATACATCAAACTGGATGTAATGGATGATATATGTCCTGGTATGCTTCTCGGGTTTTCAGATGGTACAAACATTGCAAATCTGGGGATAATTGATGATGTATTCGATTACCTGGATGAATTAGAGAAGTTAAGTAACAGAGATATAGTGGTGATCAATAAAGAGTTCAACACTAAAACCTATTCATTCACTAAGGATCCCTCAAACTTCTTCATATACGATAGAATCTTATAGTATACCAGGCTATGTATACAAACGATAAGATAGAGCTTTTAATCAGAGCTACTAGACTCTATTGCTACAATATGTACCCAGAGTATGATCCTAAGTTTTATCCTATTATTAAGAATGTAGTACTGGGTTTCACAAATAAGATATTCGGTACAAAATCCAAAGCGGACAGGATGAACATAGACATATTCAGTACATTCGAAAGTAAACCCGAGTGGGGACCAGGTTGGCAAGTATATTCAGGTATACGTATTTATATAAAATTCCCAAATACTTCAGCTTTAGAATATGAATTACTAAAATACCCAACTAAACCAGTGGGAAATAAATACTACATTACTCAAATTCCTACATCAGCTAAGACCAAATAAATAAAAGACCATAAGACCTCTTTTCTAGAGGTCTTATTTTTGTTTCTTAAGTAACTAGAACCCTTTATAATATAAAAGTTCTAGAAATCCCTACCATATGCCAATACCGAGAACTTTTATTTGCATATTAAGTATAATTTTATTATATTTGCATAAAGAGAAATAAAGATATAAACCATAAAAAATAAAGGCTATGGAAAAGAGAAAAATCAAGGATTTGAAAAGGGGAGATTACTTTACTCTTACTCCAGTTAAAGAGCCCAACATTTCTCAGGTATGGGTTAGAGGAGAATACATTCCTCAGGCTAAATGCTACAGTACATACAAATGGGAGAACATCAATCATGAAGTAATCCGAAGAGGAGACAAAGAAGTTTACACGGATTTCACATTCTAATCAATTACCACTATGAAAACTTATCCAATCGATTCAACCTTTACGGTAAAAGATCTGATGCAAGTATTGGAGGATATGGACCCTCTGGCACCAGTAATGGTAGCAGTTCAGCCTATGTGGCCACTCGAACATGGTATTACTGGAGTAGTATGTGACTGCAACGGCACAGTTTATCTTGCAGCTTCCGAAAAATGCGAATATTTATCAGAAGAGGCTAAAGAAGCATTCGAAGTAGCTGGTATACCATTCCAGGCCGACCGTTAATTTTAATTTGCAAATATAAATTAAATTGCTTATATTTGCAATGAAGAAATAAAATCGCATTAATTATGAAAAATTACAAGAAGGTATTACTCGAAGGATTAGAAGGATCCAATGGTATACATGAAGAGGATAAGGAATATATCAAGGAAGCTATAAATGATATTTATTCTGAGGTAATTGAAGAACTTGACTATAGACTTGGGCTTCAATTATATAATTACCAGGTAAATGTTAAATATTATTCTGATGGGATTCCTGAATCATTTAAGCATACATTCTGGTTAAACTTCGGAGATGATACTCTAAAGCATATGTTTTTCGTGCCAGCAATGCAGCAACTGATACATGTTCTCTCAACTGGGGATGATGAAGTAAAGGTCACTCTTCTCAATATGGGGATTAAAATAGAATTGATAGCATGAGTTCTTTCAATAGAATACAAAGACAGTATAACTGGGTATGTAAGAATATCAAAGGACCGTTATACAGAATAAAGATGAGGGAACTGTATATAGAAGCTAAAAAGGCAATACTTGATCCTCATTTAACTCCAGAACAAAAACCAATACTAATCGGTATCCGAGATACCATAAAATCAAAATTATGAAAAAGCTGATCATCGTAATGGCAATTCTCTTAACCTCATGCGTAGAAAAGAGAGTAGAATCAACCAATTGGGTAGATATTGGAGGAAAACCCGATGTTACTATCCATAAAGTAGGAAATCACCAAGTGTCGACTTTCACCTTTGAACAGGATGGCCATAAATATATGGTTGGAATATACAACCAAGGTGGAATTGATATGGTAGAAATCCATGAATAAGTAAATATCCAGCCTACTATGAAGATGTTCGAATTAATTCCTTACATGTTGGAATTAGATTATGACTCAGAAATAAGGATCATAGAAGATCTAGAACATGATGATGGTGAACTACCCAGGTTAATGGATGTAGTTCCCTCTATAATGTTGAATACCATAACAGGTAAGAAGACATTTGCTCTGATAAAGAAAGAGGCAATGGATAGATACATTGCAAACAACAATACAGTAACCAGATTAAAACCCTCAGATAAGATATCATGAAAGAGCAAGAAGAACAAGGCTGTCTGAAGCCCATGGTAATAGGTATCATAATAGCGGCTATATTCATAATAATGGCTTTCCTATTCGTACCTCACCACAAACCAGAAACCTATAACCCATTAGAGGATGTAATCATGGTAGAAGAACCAGTACTGAAAATTGATAATCAAGGCAGGTATTATATCTCTACCAAAAGATCCTACTATCGTATCAAATCCGAAAAAGAGGGCAAAGAACTCATAGAATCCGTAGAAAAGAAAAGGAATGACCTTGAAAAACAGGTTCAACAGCAGAACATCAATATAAACCACAATATCCATATCACTATCGAAGACGAGAGCTGGTAAAGGGCCCAGAATTTTAATTTGCAAATATAAATTAAATTGCTTATATTTGTAATGAAGAAAAGCAAATAATAATTTTAATAATTTATGGCTATGAAAAACAAGCAATTATTCCAACAACTAAAACTTGAACTCAACAGAAAACTGGATGAGTTGGAAGATCAAATGAATCAGAATAAATTATCGATAACTGATCTGGAAGTGAATATGTTAGAATTGGTATTCAAAACCCAAGATCAGGATAATCCCTATCTGAAAAGCTTAGATTCTGAAACTTCAGCAATGTATGGTGAACTCCAAACTGAATACTACGTACAATTATGACTACTCAGGAAAAGGATAAATGGCTAAGACTAAGCCAACGTTACAGAAAACTCGGAGTAACCGCAGTAAATGGAGCATTTGCTGAACTAGAGAATAACCTCTGGGAAGAAGGCTGGTCAGGCAATCCTCTATCTTATAGGCAAACCGATCATGGCATCTATATAGAAGTAATGCTAAGATCAATAGGGGAAATATCTCTGAAATACAAAGACTATGATGACTTCTGGAATAAAGTAAAAGATGAGGAGGGAGCTTATAAAGTAGCTCAACCAATCTATAATAAATGGTCAGAACTACTTTATCCTCAAATCCAACTAGTGAACAGATTAAATCAAACCAAGATTCCAGATGAAGTACTTAGAAGATAGGGAACTAAGAAATCTCTCTATAAACCAATTGAACGAAAGGTTATCAAATCTATATAGCCTTCTACCAAGAAGTTCTACTAAATGGGATTTTGAAAAGAAGTACAGAGTATACCTATTTAGAAAAATAAACCAAATTAAATACGAACAAACCCTAAGACGCAAGGGATTAAGGACACAAGGAATCTGGATAACCATTAACAAATAAAAACCCCAATGAAAACAATTAAAGTCTCTAGAGAAAGGGCAATCATAATTGCTTCCAACCATAACAACATCCCTCTAGAAAAAGCTAAATCCTATACTGATTCCGAACTAAGAGAGGTACTAAGACATCTGAACCTTAAACCTGGATTCTAAATCACTCAACAGTAATACATCATCCCCCCAAAACAAATATAACCATAAAAAGGCCTCTAATCAAATAAAGGATCCCAATCACTTAAAGGCCATAACCAATACCCACCAACCCCAAAAAACAAAGAAAAATCAAATAATTATATACAATCCATAATACAAAGGATCAATATAATAAATCATATATAAGGCTTTTAGGTTTATATCTTAGAGGCCTTATATTTGTTTCCCTATATGAAAAGAGAATAGGATAACAGTATTCAAATGATAGATAAAGAATAGCTTTTATTCATGGGCCTTATAGGTAAGGATAATAATGGGTCCATGAACTTGGGATGAAGTCGAAATTTCGCCATGGCCATAAAATCAGGGGGTGGGAAATTTTGGGTAGTAAGGTTATCCTACCAACTAACTGTGTACCATACGAGCTCTTGAGCTATCTTGGTTACTATACGTATTAGCTAAGTCGACTTAGGGCCCAAATAGCATTAGATTGGACCAAAAGGCATTTTAAGGTACCTTAAAGAGCCATTTTAGGGTACCCAAACCATTGCCTTTTCAAGTCTATATTATATAATATATAAGTCTTTTAAGGTTAAGGTTAGGGCCACCAGCTAAGGCCTTTTCGATAAAGAGACATTAGGCCCTTTGACTCTTGATATCTACAGCTTGACTCTCTATTCAGATTGGTACACTAAGGGGTACCTAAGATGGGCCTTAATCCCAAGCCCTAAAGAGTACAATCTATATTATATATATATATATATATGCGAGTCTTTTAGATCATTTTGGAACAGGTGTCTAAAATCGATATGCCAGGAATAGAGTATTGGAGATTTGATTTCTCAAGTTAAGGCTCAGTTAGGGCATATTTAGGGTACCTTTTAAGGCCTTAAAAGGTAGGTTAAGGTACCTTAATATGGCCTTCAGGGATTAGATTATGGCCCTATCATGGCCTTGAATTATTATTTGCATATATTATATATTATTACTATATTTGTATAAAGAAATAAAAAGAATAAACCATAAAAACATTTAAGGCCATGCTTAATATTAAGGATTTCACTACTGCTCTGGAAATTATCTCCAAATCACATTCAACTGAATTGGCAATCAATACTCCTAGCAATAACTTCGCAGGGTATATAGGGCCAGACCGAATTTAGGTTGCATATTAAGAAGTGCGTACCTTCGGTAATAAATAATTTGATCCAGGTAGGTTATATCCTTAATATGGGTCCGGAAGGTTTGGAGGTAGATAAGATCTAGCCTTCAAAAGGCCCTAATATTTAATTTGCATATTTAGTATAAATATATTATACTTGTAATGCAATTAAACTAATTAAATATTTAAAATTATGGAGTACAAGGTAAGTGCATTTAAGGTTATTATTAATGGGGTTAATGCCTACAGTTGGATTATCCGATCCCTGGTTAATAATGGTTGCAATCCCAATGCCCTGGCTGAGTTGGATTATAACACAGGGGTTATTGCCTTTGATATATATTTGGCCGATTGGGATTGGTTATGCGAGTTATTGGATTATACGGAAGAGCCAGATACTACCCGGGATCAGTTGGTTGAATTTTATAATAAAATCCGTACTGAGATCCCGGAGTTGGGTGGTTACCCGGAATATAATTAAGGCCAATGGCCTTAATTATTAAACGGCAATGAATAAATAATGTTTATGGTTATGAAAAGATTTAATCTAATAAACTCAGTTAAAAGCTTAATGAGCAATTACTCAAATAAGAGAGGTGACCAATACTTTAATATTGGTATGACTACTGAGTTTAATTCACAATGGGATCATAGTAATTATCAATCGTTATATTTGGGATATAATCTAGACATGTATGATGGCCAGGATGAATACCCAGATATAATCAGTTGTGCTACTGGTGATTTAATAGGCAAACTGATCAATAAGTTAGATGATCATTTCGGGGCTGATTATGACATTAATCGGGTAAGTAGCCAAATAACCATGGTTATAGTGAATAAGATGAGGATTGTATTAACATTAGTTAACAGCAATTTAGGATTATATATAACTTATCTTCAGAACTAAGAATGCTTATAAGCAATAGATGGAGTTGGCCATCTTTATTTGCTTTCAATATCTTTTCTGTAAGGCCTGCCAACTCAGGCCTTTTTTATTTATGAGCTTATAAGGCCTTGTATTTGGCCTTTTATGGTAAGTATATTATTAAGGCCCTATTTCGCTTTTAGTGGCTTGGCTTATAGGCCTTTTAGGATTGGCTTTTAAGGTACAATTAGGTGCCATATCCTGATCCTATATTAAATTTTTATTCAGTGCAATGCAAATAAGGTGTAATGCAATGCAAGCAATGGCATATCATAGAACTTTACAATTAATAAGACAAGTATTTAGTTATTTATAAATATATGATACTCTAGATATATGGGGACAAAGGCCGAAAATGAAGATGAACATTAAAGGCCTAGTTATTGGACTATTCTGTACCTCAGGGTGCCAGCTAAGGCCATAATTGTATCAGACCATATACCAACAAACCAACTTATCATCATGGATCATTAAACAGACCTACTGCCTAAACCTAAACCGATTATTTTGTATAGTTAAAATGGATCTAAATAAATATTATTATAAGAAAAAATAATCAAAATTTATGTCTAAAAATTTGCATTAAAAAAAATTCAGTAGTATATTTGCAATACAGAAAAGAACAAAGCATTTTATTAACCTTTAATTTTTACTATTATGAAAGCAAATGAAATTTTGGCAATTGGTAACGAAATTTTTTCGACCAGCGAAAGAAAATCGATTTATCGCAAAGAAATCTTTGCAGAGTGTAAAACGGACAAAGAAAAGAAAAATTTGCGTATGAAATTGCGCAAGAAATTAGACGCTTTTATTGCCGAATTTATTGCCAGCAATAAAAACGTAGAAAAAAGAAAGGCACTAAAAAAAGTATGGCAAGAATACGCAAAGCAAGTTTACATTAATGTAGAATGTATCGTAGACGCAAATGCAAACACAGAAAAGAAAGACACGATTAAAAATTTCCTTTCTGCAATGAACGAAAAATAAAGATATGAAACTACTAAATAAAATAAAACATATATTTGATAAAAAAACATACGAATTTCAAATATATGTAAATGAAAAAGAAACTATTTTAATTCAGGGATTGAAAAAGAAACAAATAAAAAATAAAATAACTTATCAATTTATTGAAAACAAAATAGTAATTAAATTTCATTGAAGAAGTAGGGGGCATAATTTGTCCCCTATTTTTAATTAATTTTAATTTTGCGATAGGGACACCGTGTGCCCTTTTTACTGCCAGTTCCCAAAGAAACCTCGCGATAAGAGTTACATCACAAACTGTAGTTAACTTCATTTTTACTGCTAGATGTATCGGGCTCCTCGCATAAGGACTCTCCTCAATGATAGGAGATCATACTACCAGATTACATGAACACAGTTTATTACTACTCCCCCCCCCCTACACAAAATGAAGAACCCATTTAAAGGCTCTTCACAAAATTTTCCAGGATATTTTTAAGGCTCCCTATATAAGGCCTATCCCTTTGGATTCATATATCTCCCTTACTTCATCCTTACTATAAGTACCATAATACAAGGTTCCCATAAATCCTTCTACTGTCATTGGTATAACCCAAAAATCACCCCAACCAACTTCTGATAAATTAAATATCCATGGTTTACATCTTTCACATAATAAATCCAATCCACCTCAACTCAGATACTAACTTAACTACCTTTAACCCATATCGTGATTCATATATCCCACTACCATGATAAATTGGGTTATCACTTTTTGCTCTCGGTACTAAAGCTAATCCAACTGAATTAAATAGGTAATCGTAATTGTATAGAAATACATCTGCCTTAGCATAAGAGGTTCCCTTATAACTAAGTGCTTCATTATTCATTAAAAAAATTCTTTCTAACCCATAAAGCTTCTCCTAAACTAGATATCCTATCAATTCTGATATTGAAGCCATTAACCGTGATGTTTTCCATAACTAATCCTGTTTAATAACCGATTTATTAACCTTGTCAGTATATACTCTGATCAAATAATCAAATGCCTTTATCCTTGAATTCATATCATCTTTATCCCACCAACGAACCTGGTTTATATGGGGAATTATCCCCATTTCATAATACCTGTAATGACTAGTTGTCTTATCTCCTCCAAGTAAACTCTGGTATCAATTTGCTCAACCGTTGACCATTATATATGGGTTCACCATATAAATATTCTATTTCCCAACCCAAGTCAGTGATTAGCTTAGCCAGGTTCCTATTCACCTTTGGGACATATTGGAATGCCCTCTTGAATGCTTTGCACATTCCTACTCTAGGATAGGTCATTTATGTAACACTTCTTAGCATTCAAGATCCAATCCAGTATGATCATATCCTTATTAAGTTCAGATGTCATAGTGCAATATTAGAATGGTTATACCTATCACCAGAGTTATAATCATACATAAGATAAATAAATCTGATAGTAAAGTTAATGACTCTCTAGAATAGTTCATTATGTAATAAAGGATTGAATATATTATTCCCATGGTTAATGAGAATCCAATAAAGAATCCAAGAAAATGATATAATACTTCTACCATGGCCTATTGAAGATTATGATTCCCAAATGTCAAATGATTGGTCTGGTTTTGTAGAAATTAATAAATAGTACCCATCTCTTTTTACCCTTAACTTAGAGTAGGTTATTCCATATTTCTTATAAATACTAACCTCTGTTTCATTGAGTAGGTTTTCTATATTACATTTAAGCTGTCCACTGAATTTTTGAGGATAACCATTTATCATAGAATTTATCTTTCCAGATATCCTATCTGTTATTAACCTTGGTATATCACCATCAATAACTACCTTTTCTATGTAGGCATCCCATACTGGTATATCATTCTTTTGTTGATATGTTGCACTTGGTATGATTATATCTATGTTAGTTCTTTTTGTCGCCATGTCTGAAGATAACTTTTATTGTTAAAAAGAATAATCCCATCACTACTGCTGGACTCATCATCCATATAAGGAATAAAACTCCATACCTTACTGGAGTGCTTGACCTTTTCAATGGAGTTTCTTGGATTACACTTCTAAGGAAAATGCAAAATAAAAGCCCTAAACCATACATAGTTATAAGGGCATAACCAAACCAAATTTGAGGTGTAGATGTTAGCATACTATATATGAAATGATGATTAGACCTATAAAACAGATAATGAATGTTTGAAATGCTTCTTTTTTGCCATTTTCCCAGGATTCATTGCCTTCATACTCTTTGTTTATTCCTTTCCAAGCTTTACTAAGTACTCCTGCATCAGAAATCCCATTGCCTATGACCCTTATAAAGTGATTTGTTATAAGGAATCTTATCATGAAACGTATCATTTTTCTCCCAGTTTTTCAAGTATACGACTTAGTTTATTAGCTGCATATCTAACAATCTCTGAATTTTCTATCCCTTTATTGTTGATCAGAATCAATTTCTCCAAATTTCTGGTTAAAAGTCTCTGTGCCATGAGATTTTTATACTTTTCTTCATCAAAAGGTTCAACTTTATAGGTTGAATTCAATGGATGAAGAGTTCTATCTGTCTTTATTCCATTTTCTAGGGTATAAATCCCCTTATTTCGGTCAACAATTTTGGTCTTTTCAAAAAATGCAGTGCCAGTTACCAGTAGTAAATCTCCAACTTTCATATAGTTTTGATATTAAATTTGCATATTATAGTAGTCTTTAGCAAGACCATCCGGTATATATTAAACAAATCTATTTTCAATGAATGTACTTGGTATCTGTGGAGCGCAAGGAGCGCTTCTTTTCGAGTTTAAAGATCATCTTGTAGCTAATGTTGAACCAAGAGCTGTATTCCATTCCAAAGGAGAACTACAATGGAAGCTTAATTTTGGTGATATTCCATTCTTAAAGAGCCTTGAAGAGGTGAAATTTACCAAAATTGACATAATCATTGGTTCTCCATCCTGTGGTCATAGCTCTGTATTCTCCTATTCAAGGAAGAAAACCCTGGGTAAACCAAGAGAAGATGCAACCTTAAATCTGTATCTTTCTAGTGTTAAGAAGTTCAAACCAGCAGTATTTATGCTTGAGAACCTTCCAAAGCTTCTAGATTTCATCCCTATCAGTGAGTGGGAAAATAATTTGCCTGATTATCAGCTTATAGTACACTGTCATTCCGTTACGGTATTTGGTAATTCCCAGAAAAGTAGGAAAAGATTAGTGATGATAGGAGTACGTAAGGATTCTGGAATCAATCCAAAAGTATTTGATCACACTTTTCAAGTAACTAAGCCTAAGAATCTGTGTCAATTGAAGAAAAAAGTAAGAAAAGACATAAATTACAGAGAATCTGATGACAAGAAATTAGCAATGTATCATTATGCTGATAAGTCTAAGACAACTCTTACTGTAGCTCAAGTGAGGAAGCTATGGAAAACTGAATTCAAAAATGATCACAAATGGCCAATGAGAACTCATAAGATGAAAACTCTACCAGGAGTATATCGCAATAGGAAGAGAGGTTACCCTTTGACTGTGAGACCTTCATCCAGGCAATTTAATCCTCATGGAAGGATAATGGGACTTGATGAATATAGAGTCATCATGGGATTCCCAGAATCATTTAAGGTATATTTTGATAAGAACAATCCAACCTATTGGTTGAACAAGGGGAGGAATACCCTGACAAAAGGAGCTGTATACGAGAATTCACTTTGGTTAAAGGCTTGCTTGAGGAAAGCTAAAATACTCTAATCAAGCCCCCTATCGCGTATACGCATACGTATAAGGAGAATTCTATTAGTATTTTAGTATACTAAAATACTAATAGAAGTTTATATAGCTAAAGCTATATAAACATATACTTTGTTCTATAGTAGTATTCTTATTCTTTCTAGATTAAGACTTACTTCTTTAATCCCCCCTATAATCCCCCCTTAATGGTTTCATAAAATCTCAATCACATGAAAAATGTAATCTTAACCATAGCCTTCATACTTATGACCTTAACTATATTCTGGATGTGGGATCAGAATTCAGAGTTAAGGCATGACTTGGAAAATATCAACCATCAACCAGATACAGTTTGGGTTAATAAACCCTTTGTTCCAAAGGTAGAGTTTCCAAAAATGCAATTGCCCAACATGGTATTTTTCTATCAGATAGATTCAGTACCAATTGAACGAATAGAGTATGTTGATAGAGTAGTTACCATCATACAGAAAGATTCAGTGAAGGTTGAATACAATGAGTTGTTCTTAACTAACTATCCACAAGCTCCAAAACTACTGCAGATACTTTCCAGTAGAGATAAACTGTCAATCACTACCTTCAATACAGACTGCAAACTATTTACTGAAGAGTATCAGGTAAATTATGATCGTTATCAGTACAACTATTCGGATGGGAAGTTAACCAATAAGAAAACGTCACTCATAAAAAGGTTTGATCCAGTCGTACAATATACCATCAGACCGGTACATAACATGCATGATCTGGATTTAGGCTTGAAGTACAATACCAGTAAATTTAATTATGAGGCTGGGTTGAATTTCAACTATTATCCCAAACTCAGGGACAATTTATCACTTGATCCTTACATAAGAGTTTCATACAGTTTTTGATATGGCAAGAAAGAAGACATTACTAGAAGGAGATACAAATATTACACCGGAACAACTTAAGACCTTGGTCCGTGTGATGAAGGATCCATTCTTCTTTTCTACTTTCTGCTATGTTATCAACCCTGTGTTGGGTATGGTTAAGTTCTTGCTATATCCATTTCAGAAAGCAGTACTATACCAATTCATGCTGAACAGGTTCAATATCATCCTTAAATTCCGTCAGGCTGGTATTACAGAGTTGATATCTATGTATTGCCTATGGTTAGCAATGTATCACCCAAACAAGAAGATAAACATCATCTCGATCAAAGATACTGTAGCAAAGAAGGTACTGAAGAAGATCAAGTTTATGTACAAGAATCTTCCTTCATATCTACAAGAACCCATTATAAACGGTCGTACTGGAGAATTTGGTTCTGTATCAACAATAGAATTTGCAAATGGCTCCATAATTGAGTCTATACCAACATCAGATCAAGCAGGTCGTTCTGAATCTTTGTCGTTGTTGGTAATTGATGAGGCAGCAATTGTAAGATGGGCTTCAACTATTTGGGCATCCGCCTTTCCAACACTATCAACTGGTGGTGCTGCAATTGTAAATTCAACCCCTTATGGTGTAGGTAATTTCTTCCACGGTGCTTGGGTAGATGCTATAGCTGGTGGTAACCCGCTTAATCCCATCAGACTCTATTGGCAGATGCACCCTGATAGAGATCAGAAGTGGTATGAGGAGATGTCTACTGCTCTTGGTCCAAAGAGAACTGCTCAGGAGATTGATGGTGACTTCCTATCATCTGGTAATACAGTATTTGATTTAGTTGATATTAAGGCTATAGAAGAGTGCTTATCTGACTATCCCATTATCAATACACGTTTGAAAGGTCAGTATAAGGAATTCAATGAGCCTGATCCAAACAAAGAGTATTTCATTGGTGGTGACTGTGCAACTGGTAGAGGTACTGACTACTCAGCTTTTACTTGTATGGATAGAGATGGAGAAGAGTCTGCAGTATACAAGGGTAGAATACCTTTGAACAAATATGCTCGTTTACTTGGTGATATCGGAGAAAAGTATAACTTTGCTAAGCTAGCTCCAGAGACTAATGATGTTGGTATGGCTGTAACAACTATACTCCAAGATGAAGGTTATCCAAACCTATACTTCTATACTAAATTGTTAAGGAAGAAACGTCACAGTCGTCCAGAAGAAGAGAAGTTCCCGGGTTGGTTAACAACCGCAAAGAATAGGTCAGTAATTGTAGAGAATCTTGAAAAGGATATAAGGGAAAACAATGTGGTAATTAAAGATCCGTTCTTTGTTCAAGAGGCTTATACCTTCATATATGATGGTGCAGGAAGACCTATTGCCCGAGGTAAACATAGAATGAGTACCTCATCTATGGATATTGACTTAGAGGGTGAAACATATTCCGATGACTCCATATTCGGTAAAGCCATAACAAATCACATCAGATGTCATAGTGCATCATCAACTGTGGTTATTCCTCAGTAGAACATAAACAAATTTACATAACATGAAACTTAATCCTATCAGTTGGTTCACAAGGTCAAAGCCCAAAGAATCAAAGAACAAAGATGAAGGAAAGGGTTCTATAAGTCCAGGAAGAGTTTCCCAACCAGATGATGGTGTGGGAAACTCTGAGTTAATTACAACTCTAAATGGTATTACTAACTTAGTTACTCCAACCTTCAGAACAGAACTAATACCAATTATTCGGGATTTATACAAAGTAAACCCAGATGTCAGTATTGCACTGCAAGACATGTTCAAGCTGTCAAATACTGGCCATACTATAGACTTCCCAAACAATACCGCAGAAGAATCAACTAAGATGAGAAATCATCTTAGAGAGGTATCTAAGAAGTGGTCAAGATATACAGCTGGTATAGACGGATTGGTAAACAAGTTCATTGTTCAACTTTTAGTTGGTGGTGCAATATCAGTAGAGGGTGTACCAAACAAAGAGTTGACTGGATTAGAGACAATACTATTCATTAAACCAGAAACTATAAGGTTTAAGAGAGAGAACAATGGAGTATATCATCCATATCAGAGGAATCCAAGGATAGTAGATGGAGTAAAGGATACATTCATCAGACTTAATACAGAAACATATTGTTATGTTGGGATGTACAATGATACTGATGAACCGTATGGAGTACCTCCATTTATGTCTGCATTAGACTCTATAGCTGGTCAGCATACTATGAGAAAGAATTTCAAACATATCATGGAGATCATGGGTATGGTTGGATTCTTAGAGGCAAAGATGGCTAAACCTCCTCGTACTGCTGGTGAAAGTGAAAAAGCTTATCAAGGTCGTCTAAACAGTACACTCCGTAAGATGAAGACTAACATAGTTAGTGGTATGTCAGATGGAGTTGTAGTTGGTTATATTGATGATCATGAATTCGACCTGAAGTCAACATCAGCTTCTATGCAGAACATAAATCTCCCGTGGAATATGAACCAGCAGTCTGTTGCTAATGGGTTGGGGGTAAATGGTTCTATCATAGGAGTATCAGCATCTCAAGCTGGAACAGAAGGAGGGGCTGGTATACAGCTGTCAAAGATGATATCCCAGTTAAAGAATATCCAAACACTTGTAATATTTGTATTGGAATTCTTTTATTCTCTAGAACTGCGTCTGGCTGGATTTAATAACAAGGGAATAACAATTCAATTTGGAACTTCAACAGTTTCTGATGACATTAAGTTACAGCAAGCAAGGGAATATAGGGCTCGTGTAAATATAACACTTTACAATCAGGGTATCATAAGCCAGGATCAATTTGCACGTGATATGGGGTATGAAGCTCCTGATCTACCAGAACCCCGTACACCAGTAGATTCAGATGATTCATCCGGTACTGGTGATACAGATACTGGTAAGAAGAAAAAGGATAGAAAAGACGATAAAGAAAGGTCAGATCGTAAGGGCAGGGACAAAAATAACCCAAACCCAAGAAGAGGTGATCAAGATAGTAAACCGAGATAAATTATGCCACCTATTGAAAAACAAAACACCGATGTAATGGTGTTAAGTGCAGCTCATAGCTTAATGGTATCAGATGTACCAAAAGTAGTTATTGATGCTCACTCTCTTTCTGAAAACTTCTACAAGGGAACAGGTAATTTCAGTGATGATCCAAAGAAGTCATTAGAGAGGTTCGGTATGTGGGGAGGTACTTTGAATGTGAATCAATTTATGCCAAATGTAACTCCAGACATGCTGAAACCAAAGGACACAGACTTTATTGAGCCAATGTTCAGAATGCTTTCGGCTGATGTTGTAGCAAAGAAGTATAATCCTACTGAATTTCCAGAACAGATCCTCAAAGAGTCAATGCCATTACTGGTTGGTCAGTCTGTAAACCTTGATCATGAAACTGATGTGGCTAATGCTATCGGATCAGTTAAATCTGTTGAATGGCAAGACGCATACAAAGATGAAAAGACTGGAGTAGTAATACCTGCTGGTATAAACGGTATACTGAAGATAGATGGATTATCAAATCCACGTATAGCTCGTGGTATACAAATGGATCCACCTTCTATACATTCTAATTCTGTAACTGTAGAGTTTGCATGGGAACCATCCCACCAATTTGAGGATATATTGGAGTTCTATTCTAAACTTGGTACATATACAGATAAGGGAGAACTTATACGTAGGGTTGCTACAAAGATAATCTCTTATAAAGAGACATCTCTGGTATGGCATGGAGCTGATCCATTTGCTCAATTGATTAAGAGTGGTAGGTTAAATAGCCCTGCTTATGCTGGAAGTCAGTATTATTCTTTTTCCGAAGAGAAAGCAGCCGAGGCTAATGATCCGATAAAGAGGGTATCTCTATTCGACTTCAAGGTTCTTTCAGAAAAAGATATAAAGTACAATACCAGTAAATCTAATAATGAAAAGGGTGCCGGAAAGGGTAACCATAATAACCAAAATAATAAAACAAACATGGACAAAGAATTGCAGCAGATGCTTGCGAGCCTCTTTGGTGAAAATCTTTTGACCCTTTCTGAAGGTCAGGAAGTTTCGACAGAGCTGGCTCTCACCCAGATTAAAACTCTGGTACAGCAGAACAAGGACTTCGCTGATGCTGTGAAGGCGAAGGATGAGGAAATTGAAAAACTCACTGAGGAAAAGACTAATCTTGAAAAAGACCTCAATTCTTACAAGGAGGCTAAAGAGAATTGGGATTGCCACATTAAATCGTATCGTGAGGAAACGGTGGCAGCATATAAGAAAGTTTCTGGTGAGGATAAGGTAGACCAGAATATCCTGGCTTTACTGGAGAATGAAGGAACAACTCTGGAGACTCTCAAAGCTCTGCGTAAGACTTATGATGCACAGCTGGAAGAGAAATTCCCCATGCACTGCAATAATTGCGGTTCTCATGATGTTGGCCGAGCATCATCTATTAATCCCGAAGATGATGAGGAAAAGAATAAGGCACCGAAATCTACTCGTGATATAGCTTTAACTTTGGCAGATCGTAAACTTCGGGGAGAAAAGAAATAACAAACAACTAAAATATCAAGTTAAATTATGGCAGACTTACACAAAGTGGGTGGACGGACCCAACAGGCTGTGATTTACAAAAGTGAATCGCACAAGCTTCATCAGGCATTTCCGGTAAAGAGTGGCGATACCATCGTTCAGGGTCAACCGGTAAAACTTAATGACAATGGAACTATCTCTCCGTATACTGGGGCAGCTGGTGATATGTATCTCGGTATTGCTGTTAACTACAGTAAGTATCCTGCATATCCTGCAAATGCAGCTGGTGTAGAAGTAACTGTAATGGTAGAAGCCTTTGCAATTATACACGGTATAGCTAAGGCAGAGCTTACCGCCACTGGTTATGTTAAGACCGATGGAACTTTGGATGAAAGCGGAACGTATACAAACTTCCAGCCCTCCGATGCAAATGCAGAGACTAAGTTCATAGCTATCAACGTAGCTGAGGTTGGTGATCTGATTCAAATCCTGGTAAAATAACAGAAAATAACATTACTAAATATGGCAGAAAAAACCTTAACTCGGGAGCAGTACTTAAAGGAGCTTCCCGAAATTGTAAAGAACATGGATGGCTTCCGTCAGGGAAGCAACAAGAGTCTCCCAGTGGATATTCATCTGGGTGATATGCTCCAGGAGAAATACGGTCTCACTCAGGAGGATTATTTCAAGGCTATCGGTTTCAACCCGAAAGTTGATACGATGGAGAATATTTACTCCATGCCTAATCCTGAGCTGCGTTGGCTTGTTCCTGAGATTGTACGTGAGGCAATCTATCTTGGAATGCGTGAGGCACCTTTCTATCCGAACATCATTGCATCTGATCAGCCTATTAATGGGCTAACGGCTATCATGCCTCTGGTAAATATGTCGGATGCTAATCCTGCACGAGTTAATGAGGCAGAGACAATTCCTCTGGGTACTGTATCCTTCGGACAGAAGTCGGTAAACCTTTTCAAGATCGGTAAGGGATTCAAGGTAACCGATGAGGTACGTAGCTATGTATCCATGGATGTAATGGCCATCTTCCTTCGTGACTTCGGTGTTCAGCTTGGTTATGCAATGGATGCTCTGGCAATGGATGTACTCGTAAAGGGTAACAAACTTGATGGTTCTGAATCGGCTCCTGTTATCGGTGTAGGTGATACTCAGAATGGTATACAGTATCGTGACCTTCTCCGGGTATGGATTCGTGCATCTCGCCTTGGTCGTCAGTTCCGTACTATTATCGGTGGTGAAGAGCAGGCACTTGATCTGCTTGATCTGCCTGAATTCAAGTTACGTTCGTCGGGTACTACTAATGCTCGCTTGAACCTGAAGACTCCAGTTCCAAATTCGGCAGACTTCTATATTCACGGTGGAACTCCAGAAAATGAGGTAATGCTTGTAGATCCATCGGCTGCCATGATTAAGTTGACTGCTAAGCAGCTTATGCTTGAGTCTGAACGTATAGTATCGAACCAGACAGAGGCTATTTATGCTTCGTTAACTACTGGTTTCTCGAAGATGTATCAGGATGCTTCTATCCTCATAGATGCAACTAAGGAATTCTCTACCAATGGATTCCCTGATTACATGGATGTAGATAATTACCTGAAAGGCATCCTCGAATAGTTAAACCACTTAACAATATAAGGAGGGAGTATATACTCCCTCCTTTAATCCATTTAACTATGGCAAAATACATAAAACTTAATCCAAAGGCAAGTATCTTCTATGATCAGGCTTCTAAGATTAAGGTACTTCGCAAGGATGTTGTTGAGATAACCGAGAATCAGTTTAATTCCCGGGTAATCCGAGCAGCTATTGCAAATGGTTACCTTATAGAAGCTAAGGCAGAAGAAGTTAAAGTCAAGACAGAAGAAGTTAATCCTAAGAAGAAAGCTGATTCAAAGAAAGAAGTGGACACAGAAGCTCTTAAAGATAAGTTCATTGGTCTTATAGAGGCAGGCGAAGCTCCAGAAAAAATAAAGGATCAGTTCAATGGAGAAGAGCTGAAAGCTTTGGCTATCTCTTTAGATATTGAACCAGAAGATGGTGATACTAAGCTTGACTTGGTAAATGCCATTTTAGATGAGTTTAACAGCGGAGAAGACGAGTAATATATGAAAACGGTGGATTTTTTATCTACCGTAGTTGGACTAAATGCAAGGTTCAGGGCATTCGCTGATGAGCTACCTCATGATTTCACGGTAACATGGGTATTTGGTGATGGGAAGACAGAATCACATGTAGGTGTGGTAACTGCTTCCCATCTTTATGAAAATCCTGGCGACTATGTTGTCAAGGTAACAATAACAAATAACTATGGTGGAGAGAATCTTTCCAAAACCAATGTAATCGGAGTTAGTGATCAAGTAAATACCCAGTTGCCTGGCAGTATCTATGAGCTGATAGACACTTATATTCCTGAGGATATCTTCGGTAAAGTTTCTCTTAAAGAGAAGCAGCAATTCATTGAAAAATGGCAGCTGTATATTCAGCCGCTAGTAAATCATGAGATTCCCATAGAGGAATTTAATAATGAGTTGTATTATGAAGCTCTAGAAAACCAGCTAATTATGGAATTGGCAGCCTATGATTATATGGTTGTACAAATCTCATTAATGGTTGGTGCTACTGCAGAATCGGTTAAAGATAGTAACTCAATCTCTAGTTCTGAATCAGAATCTTCTGAATCAAGTAGAGATTCAGGTGAGGTTAAACGAATACAAACAGGTCCAACTGAGGTAGAATTCTTCAACGATACAGACTCAGAATCTAAAACCTCATCCAATGTTATAAAAGCAATGCAACCAGGTGGAGTTATTGATATACTCAAACAAAACCTGTGTATGCTTGCTGAAAGACTTTCCATATATCTACCTATTTGCAGAACAGTGAAGAAGGTAGTAGTTCCAAAAGTAGTCAATCACCGGAGGCCAGGTCCATTAGATGGCCCAGACCCCGGCTTCCCAGTAAAGAAGTAGGGTATGGCACGAAGGAAAAGGATTACTAATGGAGTATGGGATAGATACAAAGCCATAGTAAATGACTTTGTTGAAGTGGATGCAGGGAAGCAACCTCTAATCTGGTTGAAGAGATTTGACCAGATGTTATCTTACGGTGAAGATACTGGAAACAACTATGAACCGTATCTATTGGATGGCTTAATCCAATATAACTACATAAGAACTTGGCCTTCATTAAAAGAAACCGTATCAGGTGAATTAGACGGTATCAATATTGTGCTATACGTAACCAAGAGGTCATTAGCAGAGAATGGACATTTAACCAAAGATGGTTACTGGGACTTTGACTGGGCACAGGATAAGTTTGTAATCAATGGTAAAGTATATTCTCCATCTGGTGATACTCAAGTTGCTCAAGCACACGATGAGGCTTTGTTATTCTTTGTAGTATTGAAGAGAGAGACTCCAGAAGAGACGAAAAAGATACTTGCTTATTTGGAAAATGTAGGCAAGTATTTAGAGTTGACCAAGTACATCCTTGAACTAAACGAAATGAATAATTATGAGGATGAAACTACCGTAAAGACGAATACTACATTTATAGTTAGACCCAAATAAAAAATAAAAAAAAATGGCTGAAGTAAAACAGAATGGTATAGTTGTTAGTCCTTCCACTGGTTCTGGTGATACCACTTTACAGGTAAAGGCAGAAGTTGCTAATCGAGGTAACCGTTTAGCTCAGACTGCCACTTTTAAAGTAGAGGGTTCCGGTGTAGCTGAGAAGAAGCAATTTGTTGCTAACCATCTCCCAGCTGCAGAGTTCATTGAGTTTGATAATGCTAGCCCAGCAGTTGATAAGGGTGGTGGTAGTGTAACATTAACTGGTAAATCCAATACTACCAAGATTACCTTTTCAAAAGGTGCTGGTGATGTCATAGATGCAGATATTTCTGCAATCAAATTTACTGCAAACGGAGCTTCTGCAACTAGTGGTATTGCAATAACTGGTGACCCCGGTGCTAAAGCTAAGTACACTTTTAGTGTTACTTTGACTGCAGCAGCAAACGAAACAATTGAAGCCAAAACTCAGCAGATTATTGCTACTGCTGCTGGTGGACAGAGGGCTACGGCTACACTGAATCAGACTGCTGGTGATCCATTTATC